AATCAGTGTTACAGATTCGTGGGGCATCGCTGGAGTCTATATTAATAAAGTTCGTGAGGACTCTATTAAATACGGTGTGGATATGTCCAAACTTACCGAAGTCAATCGGTCAGTAATGGCACCACTTTTGAGTGCTGGGATAAAATTACCAGAGATTCAAAAGTTCGCAACGGCTGGTGCGGTAGCTGTTAGCGCATTAGGGCTTGGCGCTCAACAGTTTGTTCAGGAGGTGAGGGACCTCGCGACGGCTGGAATAACAGCCGCTAACTCAACACTGGCGACATCTTTGGGTGTTACCAACACAATGGTTAAGGAGTGGAAGAAGAACGGAACATTCATCGAAGAGATGCTGAAACGCCTTGACGGGTTTAATAAGACTTCCGAAGAGATGTTGCGTAAAACTTTAACAGGTTCTTGGGAAGTGCTGAAGGCTAAATTAGGTGCAGCATTACAAGACCCCGAAGCGTTTAAAGGTATCATACGCTCAATTAACGCTGTATCTGATGCCATATCATCACCAGCATTTAAAACTGGTGTAGAGTTTTATTGGGGAGCGATTAAAGGTATTGCTAGTTCGATGATGAACTTCATTGATGTCGTAAAAACTCTAATGCCAGCATTAACTGCTTTGGCTGCTGTATGGACTGCGATGCGTGTTATAGAGGTAGTTAAAACAGCTATGCTTGCCACTACTATCCTGTACGGAAGAGCTGTGACAGTTGTGAATGCTCTTACGGCAAGTACAATAACCTTAGCGGAAGCTGAGATAGTACAAGCTGCTGCGGCTAGAACTAGTGCGGCGGCTATAACTGGAGTTGCTGCATCTGCCGTAGCAGCAAGTAATTCCATGACTAGGGCTGCTGCTGTAGGAGCTTTAGCACGCGGATTAGGATGGGTGGGATTATTTTTATGGGGTATCTACGAAGTAGCTGACCATTTCGGACTTGTTGATAAATATTTCACATCTATTGAAGATCGCGCAAAGAAAGCACAAGACGCTATCAAAATAATGGGTGACGAGAGTTTAAAAGACAAATTAGCTGCTGCTGGGAGAGAAGTCACAAGGGCTGAGTCAGCTAAAGCGATGTGGGCTAAAAACCCATATTCAACCGCCGCTGATATGGTTAAAGCAGATAAAGTTATAGCTGATGCTAAAACAATATATGATATTTATTGGAATGAATGGGACAAACGCGCAAACGAAGAGCAAAAATTTCGTGACATGCTTCCTAAAGTTGAGGGGAAGTTAGGGCTAGGTGATGATGCCGGGAAAGGTGCTTCAGACGCAGCTTTTCAATCCCGCATGGAGCAAGTAAAATTAGAAATGCAGGCGAAAGTCTCAGCTTCTGATAAAGAACTTTCAAACGTTGAAAGAGTTGAACTTGCTTGGCAAAAACTTTACGCTGAGAAATATAAACACCTAACCTATTCGGAAAAACTTAAAGAGTTCAATGAATACACTTTAGGTAGAGAAGCTGCTAGATTAGCCGACATCAAAGAAGCCCACGAAAAAATCATGGACACTTTGAAAAAAGAAGCCGAGCATTATGAAAAACTTGGGCGCAAAGAACCCTCTCAAATCGAAGCCATCCAAGCCGATATTAAAGTTCGTGAAGAACGTTTGAAATCTTTGCGTGAAGAGATCAGTCTTCGTGAAAAATTGGAGACGGCACCTACTGCCGCCGAGAAGTTTCAAACATTAGGTCGTATTGAAGAAGGTAGGATGGCTACAGATGCTTTAGCTGGCTGGCTTCCCGGAGAACAAGGTAAAAAAATAACAGCTCCCGGATCAGTTCGCGGTCGTAGTGATTTTGGTGTATTTTCTGCTACTGGGGGTTCAGGTATTACTGAAGCTACTCAGACATATGAAGAATTGAGAATGAAGTCAGAAAAGAAAATAAGTTTCTTCACGACTCAGCAGTTAATTGAACAAGCAGCGGCGGTAGATAAAAGTATAACTGATGGAAGAACAGCGTCGGTTAGAGTGATAGGTCTGGAAACCCTAAAAATACAAGAAGAAACAGCTAAGATCGGGCTTGATAGAGAAGAACAAAACCTGTTGGATATAGAGAAAGCCAGAAAAAATATCGAGAAATCTGTAGGTGATGATAGATTAGCTTATCAAGAACAATTATTGGCTCTTCAAAAAAAGAACGAAGCCGAACTAGCCTTTGAACGTCGTAAAGAATTCGTGGCGATGTTTGACGGCCTATTGGCACCGGGCACTAATATTATGAATCAACTCGCAGCCAACTTTGGTAAAGCTGTTAATCAGCATATCCAGAGTGCTACCAGCAACATAGCGATGAAGGTTTCATCTGGTAAAACATCTGAAATATCTAAAAGCGATTGGGTGATGACTGTAGTTGGTATCGTAGGTTCTCTGGTTTCATCAGGGGGAGCATCTGCCGCTCAAATAGCTAAAGTTACTGCCGCAGAGGTTCAAAAAACTACTGGAACAGGAACTATTCTAGGTGATATGTTGGCTCAAAGTAAATCGCTTAACAACTCCATGAATTTGCTGAACAGTACGGCATTTGCAACAAACAAATATACTATTCAGATGGTTGACAGTTTGAAGAATGTCGAGAACTCAATGAAGTCGTTTATCAACGTTCTAGGAAAGTCTTTGGGTGGAGATATAGCGGCTTCGATGGGGATAGCCAGAAGTTCTGAAGAATCTTCAAGATTTGCCAGATACAATATACGGGTGGGTGATATTAGCCATAGCCAAGCCGGTGAGAATGTATTAGGGAGCGCATTTAGAACAAGACTAAATAATCTTGTTTGGGGTACTGTTACCGACACTGTTACCGATACAGGCTTGATGATACGTGGAACACTTCAACAAATTGCTCAAGGCTTAGGCGTAACTCAGTATGCTGCCGGAACCAGTAAAAGTTCAGGCGTACTTGGTATCCTTGGCGGTAAAACATCAACTTGGGAACGTGAGGTAGCGGCACCTGAAAAACTAGCTATGGCTTTAGCTGATGTCTACACTAACATGAAAGATGTGTTTAAGACAGCCAGCGAATCATTAGGTACAAGCGTAACCGATGTTGACCGTGTGTTCTCAACATTCCAAACACGAATTGGTAAACTTAGTCTTGAAGGATTAAACGCCGAACAAAAATTAGAGGCTTTGAATACAGCCGTTAGTAAAGATGCGGATTTGATTGCCACTGAATTGTTCCCTGAGATGTTAAAGTTTCAAGCTGCTGGTGAAGGTATACTGGAAACTTTATCGCGTGTAGTAGTTGAAATATCCATCATGGATGACTACTTTTCACGGATAGGTGTTACGTCTAAGACAACCGCCGAAAATGCCGATGCCTTGGTGACGGCTTTGGGTGGAGTTGATTCGGCTTCTCGCAAACTGCAAGATTATTACGCAAACTTTTTCACCGATGCCGAACGCAGCGCGCATGACATAAAAATACTTGGTGAGCATTTTAAAGAACTCCGGCTGACAATGCCAGCAACCAATGAAGAATTTAGAAAGCTGGTTGAATCGCAAGATTTGACAACAGCTTCAGGTATTGAAACCTATGCAGCGTTGATTGACATCAGCGATGCGTTTAATATGGTTACAAAGGCTTCAGAAGCTGCTACAAACGCTGCCAGAGAACAGTTTAGCCTTGTCATGACAGCGATAGATAGCCTGAGAAAGTTCGGGGTCTCTGTACGAGATTTGATGGACTCTCTGCGGCGCGGCGATCAAGCACCAACTGCTATGGCTGCATCAACTCTCAGGAATGAGTTCAGAGCCATTAACGCCCTCGCTGCTGGCGGCGACATCGCAGCTCAGGGTAAGCTGGCTGGAGCCGCTACCGACTTCCTGACGGCTTCTAAAGCTCAGGCTAATAGTGCTCTTGAATACGCAAGAGATTTCGCCTTCGTTCAGGCTTCGCTTAACACGACTGCCACAACTACTGAAGACATCGTTAGTGCCTCCGATAAGTCTTTACAAGCAGCCGTAGAAGCTAATACATTCTTGGCCGACATTGCCGACAACACAAAGAATACAAAAAATAATATTACTGCTTTAGCTGTGGCGTTAGGTGAATTACCAAAATCAATTGTTGACGCTGGTGGCACTGTTCCGCAGGGGATGGTGGATGGTCTTAAAGATTTTAATACTGCTGTTACATCTGCTTATGGTCAGTTAAGTTCTCTGATGCAGCAGGGGTATATGCAGCTTCTTCAAGTTGTATCTATGAAAACAGGTGGTATGACATCTGAAATGGCTTCAATGACCCCGCCGCAGATAGCCTTGCCACCAGTTACCGTTGCGCCAACTCCGGCTGAAATAGTTGCTCCCGTTGAAGCAGTGCAAATTGCGGCGATACCTGTAGTAGATGTTTATACTGCTTCGCAAGAAAGAATAGCAGCTAAAGAAGCTGCTTTGGCGGCTTTTCGTGCGGCTGAAGCCGAATTGAGCTTTTATACGGAAATGGAAGCACTATCTGGTACGGGATACCATAATCCGTATATAGATAATGTTCGAGATAAGTATACAACCGCAAAAAACTACTACGACTCCTTACCAGAATTCGCAATAGGTTCTAACTATATCGAACGCGATATGATTGCACAGGTACACGCTGGTGAAGAAATAACTCCAAAACCTTACGTTGATATGCAGCGATCTGAACGCAGTGAAACCAATAGACTGCTTGCTGAATTCAGGGATTCTTTTATTCAGGAACTCAGAGCAATAGGACTGCCGATTATTCAGAACACTCGTGACACTGCGAAGATATTGACTAGATTCGATGGTGATGGATTGCCCGAGACAAGAGTAGTTACAGCATAACGGAGAACGCATGAAAATAATAAGACCATTTATAATAACCGATGCTTCTTTGGTGGCGTGTAACGTCCCCGAAAACGATTACGCCCGTTGGGATGCTGCGACTACTTATGCAGATGGTGATAAAGTATTAGTCTGCAACCCGGCATCAAATGTAACGATAACTATAGCTACTCCGGGGGTTGTTACATGGACGGCGCATGGTCTGGTAGCTAACACTGTTGTAATATTTAAAACAACTTCAGCGTTACCGACAGGTATTACTGCAAACATTGCTTACTATGTTCGTAATCCAGCAGCAAATACTTTTGAGATAAGTCTAACATCTGGCGGAGCATCAATCAACACCACTGGAACACAATCCGGCACTCACTCATGTCAGGCTATGATTTCTCCGGTATCATCAACTGTTACGATGACTACTGCGAACCCTACTGTAATTACATGGGCGGCTCATGGGTTCCTAGACGATCAAAAAGTAATATTTTATTCTACCGGAACGCTCCCGACAGGAATAACAACTAACATACCATACTATATAACTCGTGCCGCAGTGAACACGTTTCAAATATCCTCATCTGCTGGAGGTGCAAGTATTGCGGTAACTGGTGCTGGTTCTGGAACACATTTTGCAATTGCTCAATACCATAAAGTTTATGAATCTCTTACCGCTGCGAATCTAGGAAACGTTCCTCATAAAGTTGACACATCTTGGCTTGATACTGGTGCCAACAACCGCTGGAATATGTTTGACACGTCGATCACATCGCAGACATCTAACCCTGATTCAATCGTGTGTTGGATTAGAACTACTGGTCGTGTAGATGCTGCCGCACTGTTAAATGTCCGTGCTAATAATGTGGTGATAACAGGTTATGATTCTTTAGGAGCTATTGTGTATGGTCCATCAACTTATTCGCTAGTTGATACTACCGCTGTTGGTGACTGGTGGACTTATTACTTTGAACCAATTACATATACAACCGATTGGGTCGATATTGATTTTCCACCCTATGCAAATTTGTTACTTAAAATAGAACTTAACAATACAGGGCAATCAGTATTATGTGGAGGCGAAGTTTTAGGACTGTCAAAATTGTTAGGTACAGTTCAGTACGGCGCAAATCTTGGTATCTTAGACTATTCTATAAAGCAGCGAGATACCTTCGGAAATTATAATGTACTTGAAAGAGCATTTAGCAAGAGAGGTAGATATAATTTATGGATTGACACATCATTGGTTGATTCAGTAGTTAATTCTCTGACTCAATATAGAGCTATTCCATGCGTTTATGTTGGTGTTGAGTCTTACCAGTCCAGTATTATTTATGGGTTTTATAAAGACTTTAACGTAGATATTAGTTATCCAACAATGTCAATATGTTCAATTGATGTAGAAGGCTTGACTTAACCATTAAAACCTGATATACACCAGACAAATTTAGGAGTCTTTTATGACGATTACAGCTTTACCAACAGCACCAGCGAGAACAATGAGTAGCGATCAATTCGTAGCTGCCGCCGACGCTTGGGTAGCATCACTGCAAAACCTTGTTAACGAGATAAACGCTTTAGGTATAACCACTCTTACAGGGTCTATTCAGAGTACACCTATTGGTAATATTACACCGTCTACTGGTGCATTTACTACGTTGAGTTCGACTGGTAATACAACTGTAGGTTCTGCTGGAAACTATTCTATTGCTGCAAATGGAACTACCCCAAAGTATTTAGCATTACTTGCTGAGAACGCATCATATGCAGGATCATTAATTATCCAAGCTGGCGGCGGCAGTCTAGGCTTTGGTGGAAGTTTTACAGCATTTGGGCATTCTCACGCATCCAAACCCGGTTGGGTGGTAGCTGGAATATCTGCGACATCTGGAGGCAAATTCTCGGTGCAACCGCAGGCATTAGGGCTTGGCACTGATGTATTTACCGTAGATACTGTCGGCGCAACGATGGTGGGAGATTCATTAACTGTTACAACCACCAGTAAGACTGGTGGTTATTTGGTAGCTACTTTACCGGCTGGGACTACTGGTATGGAATGTTATGTAACCGATGCCTTAGCCCCAGCATGGAATACTGCGTTGGTAGGTGGTGGTGCTGTTGTGGTTGGTGCTAGAAAAAATGCTACTGTATGGGTTGCTTTTTAATTTAAGGAGATTGGGATGGCATTAGTAATGTATGAACGGTTGGAGCGATACAATGAGCAAACTGGTGTGTTAAAGGGAGCGCATGTCAAATTATTTGATACCGTTACCGGCAAAGAAGGTGAAGCAATGTCTTATACTTCCGCCGCAGCATTAGGTTTTGCTCAAAGCGATATTCTGACACAAGTTGAGACTGGCGCAATTGCTGCTTTAGACGCTAAGATAGCCGAACACTCAGTAATAATTGCTATTAAAGATGAGCAACTAGCTATTAAAGACGCACAGATAGCAGCTCTTAAATCTCAGATTGCTGGGTAATTTATTTTGGAAATTCTACAAAAACGTTATCTCTTCGGAGAAGATTTTACACTAAGTAAACTGTACATCAACGGTGAATGGTTTAAAGGTTGCCCATACATTCTTGAAGATACTGTGCGAGAAATTAAAGGTTTATCCGTAGAAAAGTGGAAAGTTAAATGTGAAACAGCAATACCTGTAGGACGCTACGAAGTTAAAAAAACTTGGAGTGGTAGATGGTCTAAATTGATGTGGGAAATAACCGGGATCAATGGGTTTGTGGGAGTAAGACCTCACGCTGGAAATACGTCTTATGATACCGAAGGTTGCCCGTTAACTGGTAAAGAACGTGATGAAAAGCATGGGGAAGTTTCTGGTAGTCGTATAGCTCGTGACGCACTTTATGCTAAAATGGAACAAGCCGAATCATTTGGCGAAAAAATTTATTGGGCTGTGGAAGGATTACCAAAATGAAAGAATGGTTAAAAGACAAACTTGGGCTAATCAAAGCTGATCTTAAAAAAGCTTGGCTATCAATGACTATTTGGTTTGGTATTATTTGCGAGGGAGTTATAGAGTACCTGCCAGAAATTACCAAAGCTGTTTCAGAATCAGAAGAATATATGCTTCCAGAGACTTACAAACGGATCATGCAGGGTATCGTACTGATAAATATTATTTTACGATTTAGAACTACAAAAGCACTCCGTCACAAATAATGGAAACAGTCTTAATCACACTCCTGATTTACGCATCAGGAATCTATACTGGTGTCAGTTACGAACACACTAAACAATTAGAAACAGAAAAGATTGTTGCCGATGTTCGTCAAGCAAGTCAAGAATCTGCTGCCGCCGAGATAGCCAAGATTGAGATTAAACAGTCTACAATTCTTCAACCTGTTATAGAGACCATTCGTAGCGAAGTGAAATATACAGATTGTCGTCACGACGTTGCAACTGTTAAACGAATTAACGAGGCTTTGACTGGGAAATGAATACTAAACTTATCGTAGGTTGCGTAGCATTAGTAGTCCTCGCTGGCTTGCTGTATGGTGCCTACAGTCTCGGAAAGCGTCAGGTGGTGGTAACGTATCAAACAAACCCTCTGGTGGCTGCTAACTGCCCTGAACCGACACCGTTGGTTGGTGATGACTTCGGTTCAACAACTCTAAAGCTAATTAGTGTTGGCGGACAGTATGTAAAATGCCGCACTGCCTGTCTGTCTAAATAAAACTCAAAAAGAAGCCCTGATGTTTAGTCAGGGCTTTAAAGACCTCCATTGCGGAGGTCAGAGGAAACTTGGAGCGGACTGTCGGCATCGAACCGACGACATTCTGATTGGAAATCAGATGCTCTGCCAACTGAGCTAAATCCGCGAAGCCTCTGTGGTCAGATTGATTACTGACATATTCAGCTTATAAGCTGCGCACTTTACTGCCACACAGAGTTTTGTTGGCGATGCTGACTGACTCTAGAAATCAATCACGTTCGGGTTTCCAAGGTTACGCGCACCATCCGGTACACTCCCGACCTCGATGTGTGGTTTTTTATACCATCATCCGTTTCGACAACGCTTGCATCACCAACAAACATATTATACTAAAAAGGCTTACCCGATGCAAGCACTTTCTCATCTTTTTCGCCATCTTTCATCTTCACCACTTGTAACTGCACGTCGCCACTCATTTCACGGTGATTTAAATCAACCATCCAACAAGGTAATTGGCCGCTTTTAACTGTTTGTGATCCAATAGACAACACTTTATTTATGTTTTCGTTGATTATAACTTTCTTCTTCATCAGTTCGGCACGCATACCGTTATAGTCGCCGCCGCCTTCAGTTACCCATTTCCTGATGGCCGATCTCGATATGTAACCAATATTCTTGTCAATCTCTACACGGCACACCAACCCATTAGTAGGTTCTTGTTTAGCCCACATTGCGTTATCTTTACCGTTAGCGCCTGTACCACCACCCATGACAATCGTAGACCTGATCTGACTATTCATGAAGTCAACCAACAATGACAAGGCTGACCGGCGATTCTCGGATACAGAGCCACGTGCAGTGATACCTTGCTCCAATGCGAACGCATACATGTTCTCAACATTGAAAGTATTGAGTCCTAATTTGGCCGACAATTCGGCACCAGCTAATGTTGAGCCAATAATAGCTGCCCAATAGCGTTCTTTATTAGGTACATTGGCTTCAACGTCGTAGCGGTCGCGCCAGTATTTTACGCGGTCTTTTGCGTAATCTTGATTCTGCATCAACCAAGCTACAAAAATCTCTCCAGCATGTCCGTAGTTATCCCGTAGGGGTTCAAAAATATTCTGAGCTTCTGACTTACTGAGTTTATGATTGCTACTGCGCACATGATATTCAAACACGCGCATGGCTTCAGCACTAGCATCTGATTTGAGCATACCGAGACGCTCATATAGGCTATGGTTAACTGATGTAGCAGCTATTGAACACCAACGAAGTTCTGAACCGCTCATAGCTCCTGTTTGCGTCAACCTACGCTTATCACGACCTTGTGAAATAGCATAACAGAAGTCAGACAGTTCTTCCGGCTCAATATTACTGGCTTCATCATAGGTGGGGCAGATGCTGTTCATGGCCGCGATTTGTTTCATACGAGCATTGACCGTATCATCTTGCTGCAACATCAAATCTTCTGGATGTCCAAACACGCTATTAATAGTTTGCAATACCGTTGACTTACCAGAGCCTGTGTCACCGAGCAACGATACAATAGCTCCATGAAATCCTGTAAATCTGAACAGTAAACTTCCATATGCTATAGAATGCCCGAAAGCGTAGGGTTCGTACCCAGATTGGGTATAGGTGTTTATGATCTTAAGCCATTCTTCAAGAGTTCCCTTTTTACGGAAGCCTCTGGTAAACGATACAATATCTGATGACATTTCAGAGTCTACCACCGTACCGTCTTTCTTTATACACTTATCTTGTAGTACAAAAAACTCACCGTCTTCAGTCCAACCAAGTTGTGCATGACTTTTTGAAGCCGCCGCTTTGTTAATAATATGTTGCAAAAATGCGCTCATGAATTCTCCCATATACTTCTGTTCTTTACTACCGATTATACATCCTTGTCCGGCCAATTCACTACAAACTTTAGCACCTTTTGAATCGCTGATGTCTCGCAGTTTAATTTTAAAATCTCGCCAACCGTCTTTAGGAAACTTGATTTTGAAATAGGCGATGTCCTCACACAATGCGAAATCACTGATACGCTCTATGAACCGTATCGGATACTGGCAGAATGTTATAGGTATAGTCTTATCTTCACCAATCACAGTGCTAATACCGTGACTATTTAGAGTGTATTGAATAGGATATGCTATTTCAAATCCGTCAATGTGGTAGACGTTTTCTGGGATTATTTTACCGTTTTTAGGTTCATCAACTTGTACTGGCTTTACAGGTGCAACACCAAGTCCCGGACAAATTGTAACTGATGCCGATATTTCAGTATTATTTATTACTTGTGGTGCAGCTGGTCGTAAGCTTATTGGCGATCCTTGACGGCGTTCGCAGCCCTCACATTGTTTAAAATTACTGCGGAAATTGGCGCATGTGTGTGGTGTAAATTCACTGGCTTTATGTACAGCAAATGATTGATTGTAGTCTTCATGATTTTCTGAAACTCTGCGGATACATTCTTCAGGTTCAGAACAGGCGTTAGCTATTGACAGTGCAGCACACCATTGCGGATAAACTAGAGATTCATTGTGTTCAACTGCGTACTTCATAGCAGCACAATTATCTAAGATGTACTCAAAATCACCTTCAGGGTAATAATCTTCGACAATAATACCGTGCTGCTCCAATATCTCAATAGCTTTAGGATCGTACTTAACCCTAGCGACAGCCTCTTCAACTACCACATCATTAGCAGCCATATATGCATCCAACGGCTCAACAAATTCAGCTAAGGTGCAAGGCTCAGACCACTTCTCAACTTTTACAAGTGCTTGCGATTCACGTTTATAATTTATAGTTCCCGGTACTCTGAGAATACTGGCACGGTCAGATGTGCGCGTACTGTCGGCAATAAGTTTGGCATGAGCTACGACTTGTTTAAACTTCTGAGCAATCGGCAACCAGTCGGCGGATGCTACGGGTTCAGTGAGAGTCCAATACACATGATAACCATATCCAGAATTGACTAGGATCGGTTTTGGCAGGTTTACTTTCTTGATGAATACCTTGAGTGCTTCCAAGGCTACCGATTGGTTTAAATAGCCCTTACCATCCGTAAATTTATCTTCGCCGCAGTCGATGTCGATGAAGAATGATTTGAATTGGAGAATGTTTTCAGTTTTGCGCTTCGCAGGCTTACCTAAGTTGTCTACACTTCCTACGGCGAAGTATGAATCTTTACCTTCTTCTGAATACTTTAAGGCTTCTTTATATGCTGTTTCAATATCAGCGAAAGATGATTGCGCATACCCGCCATTACTCGGATGCGCTACAAGATAATTTCCAGTGTCAGTCCATGTTTGTTGTAAGAATTTTAGCATATTATACTGGTAGACGTTCTTCGTGAGGCGCGGAGATTACCACTAAATCAGCGGTAATGCAAGAGAATTACGATTGCTTTAAAGCAATTTTTACTACCTCAATGATTTTGCACAGATATTCATAATCTGGATTTGTTTTGGTTGGTAAATATTCATACCAATCATCACCTAGAATATCACGAATCAAATCTTCTTCAATCAGACGTTCATCAAATTCTGAGCAATCTACTTCATTCCACAATTCTCTAGCATCCTCTTCTGTAAACTCAGAGTTCTTACGACGTTCGCAAATTTCTTTAAATAGCACTGTTTTAATTCCGTCATAATCGTTTATTCTTCGTTGTACACGAGTCATCTTAGTAGCCAAATATTCTGTACTGGCTTGACTGAAGAATTGAGACATTGTACGATCACTCATAGCTCCCCAGTAATTACTCCAAGCCTCTCCGTAACAAGTAATGGTGATTTGACCTTTTCCAAGTTCATAATCTTCAATGTAGACGTGAAGCGTGTCTAAACCATTTTGAGATATTGTTAGTTTATTTACTGTTGACTTTTCGATGTGCATGGTTTCTATCTATTAGTGGTAATGCAAGTGATGCTTGAGACTATTTTGTAAGTTGTTGATTCGCTTGACGCGCTTCTTCAATTCTTTGTTTTGCAATAGCAAAATACTTGTCGTCACGCTCTATGCCTATAAAGTTACGGTTAGTATTCATGCAGGCTACTCCGGTTGTACCGCTACCCATCGTGTTGTCTAACACCCACATGCCTTCGTTGGTGTAGGTCTTAATTAGGTACTCGCAGAGGGCTACGGGTTTTTGGGTGGGGTGGAATCTATTTTCACCTGATGGTATGTCAAATTCCAGAATTGTTGTAGGATAGTTTGACCCTTTCACTTCATAATCCCCAGCATTAAGAGAGTTGTATTTGAATGTACCTGACGATTTTATTGCTGTCTTTCTAGTTTTTACATTATTCTTCCACACAACTCCCTGCGGGTTGTATTTTATAGGATTCAATGATCCTGTGTTACAGCCGCATTGACTAAATACAATAATATCTTCGTGAATCTTTAGGGGTTGATACTTTATAGCTACATGATTCGCGGCTTTATTCTTTTTCCAAACCCATGAATATTTATACCATTCAAGATTTGAAGAAATTAATGTGGTTGTAAATGGTTGCGCCCCAAATAAAACAATAGTACCAAAAGGTTTTAATACTCGTTTGTATTCTAACCATAACATGTCTAAATCTATTATAGACTTTTTTGAAAATTTAGACATATTTTTAAGAACTGTCTCAAATTCAGCATAAGTGGTCCCGTAAGGCAAGTCACACAGAATCATGTCAACACACTTGTCCGGCAGCGTAGCCATGAGTTCTATGGTGTCACCTTGTTTAAGTTTTGCTATAGTCATAATAATTCCTTAAAATATTTTCTATAAATTCTAATAAACTTATAGAAAATATCAGCGGAGCCGAAACCCCGCTGACACATCACTGACTACTTAATCCCAATCAGCCAACTGATCGGCAACTGTTGCAGATGCTTCTTCAACCTTCGTAGAGGGTTGCGCCGTAGAAGCAACACTTGGCGCAGCTTTTGCAGCGGCTTTAGGCTTCTCTGCTGGTGCTACAGACGCTGGAGCGGTCTGGACTTGTTCGCCCTTGTGTTCAACTTGTGCTACTGGTGCAGGGGCTTCAATAGCTGGCTGAACAACTTTAGCAACAACTGGCTCACGATCAAGACCGAGAACTTTAATCACTGGCTCAGAATGATAAAGTGGAAGAACTTTCTTCAACATTTCCGTAGGCAACACGCGAACCATTTTGAATAAGCATTTTGGCTGGCTGGCTTTCGCATCAAATTTCACCGTAGTCTCAACCATAATAGTTTTCGGGATACCTTGAGATTTCAGATATTCGACATAGGCATCGTATGCATACCATCCATTTTTCTTGTTCTCGGCTTCAGCAGCCTTATCTTCCCAAAGAGAGGTGATCGCCAATTGAAGTTTCAACGGTGTGTGTGATTTTTCTTCGTTAATTACTACAGCCAATCGACGATTAACTTTGCAGGCTTTAGCGTCAGGATTGTCGGCTGTTGCTCCGCTGCCTTTAACTTTCTGTGGGCAACTCTTGCAATCAACGTGTTGTGGTTCACGTACAGACGAATCCGGTTTTTGACCATGTGTGCTATAACAATCAGGGGCTTTGTTAGAGCCTTCAACAAAACCTTCTTTGTAATAACTGTTACAACGATCCCACTTGCTCTCAGGTACTTGACGCAAAATGATTGCATTAATACTTGGAGCCGCCATAGGTTCCCCGTTAAACATCGTCTCAACAGTGGTTGTCTCACCGTCGATAGTGTAACGGAACTTGGAACCTTTGATGGAAAGACTATTTACTTTTTCGGCAGAATCTTCTTCCGTTGGAATGTTAAATTGATCCAACATACCCAAAATTTCAGGGTTAATTTGCTCTACTACTGCTACTTGGTTCTCTGACATCTTTACTTCTCCTTTACTTTTTAGATTTTGCTACTGGTTTACGAACTGATGCTGGCTTCTTTACTTCTGATACAAGTTCAAGACGTGACGGGATTTCTCGGACTTCGATTTTAGTGCCTTTGTAGAAGTCGAAGTCGGTAATAGATGGTACATACTCATCTATCTGCTCGTGTAGTCCTTTCAAATCTTTACTACTGTAACAATGTGTTTCATCTTCTTTGTGTACTGCGAAAAACATTTTACTTCTCCTTTAGGTTAATCAGGTTTTACAGCATTTTCAACATTCTTCATCACGCTTTTCAATGCAGTCGCTGTATAAGGTTCATCTTTATCAGTGATACTACCTCCAAGTGTCAACATATCTGCTGCTACTGCGATTGGCGTTTGAACCACCACACCTACAGTGGCTTTTGCTAAGTCTCCAATAAATCCAAACATTTTTACTTCTCCTTAGTTAAAAATTTAATATCTTCTTCAATCTCCGCCAACACCTCAATAACCTCTGCTTCCAACGCCTTAATTAACGCTGTGTCAGGAACATTTTCGACAATCAGCAACTGGTTCGCTGGTGGCATACGAGGGTCGAAACTGACGAAGATTCGTTTGGTGCGCTTACAACTTGCCAACTGTAACAAAGTCTGTTCTTCATACTCTTCAGGTATGCAATTAGCTTTCAAATACTCAATGTGAGTTGCCGAATTCGGGCATTTTATCTCAAGTATGGCATCGTCGTCAACTAGTCCATCTGGTGATGCTCCGCACCATTCGATGTCGGGGTGATCTACGAAAGCTACAAGTTGCACTTTCTTGCCAGTAGCTTTTTCAAATGCTGCTACAGCTAGTTTTTCCGTAATTATACCATGTTGGACAGCCCTCAAATTTGAGATGTCACCGTCAGCACTTACATTTGTCAGACGTTCGGCTACGATCTTGCCGATAAGTGTTTTAGCAGCCTTGGAGCGTGAACCATTTTTCAGTTTGCTCAGGGCATCCTTAACTCGGCTTCCAGTAACTTTACCAATCCTTCGCTTAAACCACTCTTCGGTTCGCTGAAGGTCTGGGTCGTCTTTGATGATACCGTGCTCTCGTAGGAGGGCTAGGGCTTCATCCTGTGATGGATAATCTTCGATTAGTTCAAACATTATTAATGTGCCTTAACAGCATCGAGCGCATGAAGGCTATAGATGTGATACTCATCTCCCCACTTAGATAGGCAACCATCATAAGTTACATTATCTTTTTTAAGAGTATACCAAACACAACCGCCCCATCTACCTAAACCAGTATATTCGTACCCTTGATAGCCAATAACTGAAAAACCATTAGCTCCCCAAGTCTCGGAAGCGTGAGCTTTTATAACATCTACATTCTCATTAGAACATCCAATGAGAGATACTATTACGAAAACTGACACCATAAGTTTTGCAAACATTCTTCAACCCTCCATCTCGTAAACTCGATTAAAATTTAATACGGCCGCCACCTGTACGAAATTGTTTCTTATCTTTCTCGGATAGTTTAAAAAAGCCATCCAAATCGTTTAGGAACTTCTTACCACATCTGGTACGGAGTTCCCCATTTTTCTTAAGCTGCCAAACACTGTAGCCGTACTCGAAGTCCCAACCATTGTAGTGGTAAGTTTTAGCGAAGCAGATGTGTCCGGAAATCATTTGGTTGAATCTTCTTTACCGGCAAGATATGCTAGAGTCGCTGCCAGCGCCAACATACCAAACATTAGTATAGGTAGCCACCATGAATACGGTTCTGGTGGGGTTTTAGGCAGTTGCCCTACTGAGGCAGTTGTCATACCTACAACAAACATGATATACCCGACACATATAATTTTATTCATTTTTCAACCTCATCTTAAATTATCCAGCGAGACATCATTATCGCAGAAATCAAGGTGGTTGTCAACTGTTATTTCACCAGCCCCGCCTTAAACCATTCAGGCAAAATGTGGTTTACTTTTTGGAAGAAGGCGTGAAAGCGGGTGTCAAGTAGATACACAACGGATGAGTCATCCTTGCTTCTTGTACTTCTACCACACATCTGCATCACATCAATTAAAGTCCGCCAATTATACCACACCCAATGCCCTTGTGAAAGTTTTGCATGTACATAAGGATCGGTGATTGCAGGATATGGTGGGCGTATAATAATCTGCCATTTTGCCCTTGTTCCATGAGCGTCTATACCTTCACGAATTGATGGGCTAATAAATACTAATGGTTCTTTAGAATCATAAAACATTTGTAATTTTTTGGCAAATGTCTCAGGTGTATGTGTCACTATCCTACCAGTTTCTGAAAGTGATGCAGTTAATTCTTGCGCCATTTTATAAGAAGCTGCATGTATCAATCCTTTCTGTAAATTATGGTGTTGCATAATCCTACGGATTTCATGTATAGCAACTGATGAATTAGTTGCCCACATCTTATGTGAAAGGTCTAGGTTAGAATGACGTGGCATAACAACAGGGCGATTCTCTTTCGGAAAATCGCTATCAATATTAATAAACACTGCATCATTAGGAGAAATTCCAAGTCCTGAAAAGAAGGCATTTTTATCCAATATCGTACCTGACATGAACACAATAACATCCCCAAAGGCTCCGAAAAATTGGTGGAACGCATTACCCACATAACTTGGAATCATAGTGATAACTGTTTTATGTTTTCCTTGGATTACTTCGACAATTGCTAATTTTCCATAAGCGTCAATATTCTTTTCTAATTTCTCAAGTTTTTCCAAGTATGCTTCACGCGAGTCATTTGGAGTATGGAGGAACTGGTCATCTTGTTTGAGCCATTGTACCCATTGTAATGGTGTTTTTAAAGGTGATATGTCAGACAATGGAACGTCTCGGTACACATTAAAAGTTACACTGAGTTGTGACCTCAAGTACGCTTCGATGCCGTGGCTTTCATCAATGATAATTATCCGCCGTTTTTCAAGACGGTCATACATCCCATTGAAAAAGAATGATGCTGTGTTGCAGCACACTATATCTTCTTTTAATGCTTCCGCTAGAGCAATATCATACGGGCAATCACCCGAATTAACTTTGCAATCTTGGATACGCTTTTGCCGTGTCTCAGATTTAACTCCAACACATTCACCTGTAGCGCAGGAATCTTCAAGTTTCGGTTTCGGTACATTATCACCAGCTCGAATCAACTTGATAATTTTTTGATTTGATGTTGGGTTTCCGTAAGTGCATTGGTATGCACCTTTACCCTTCAACACTTTCAGTTTATTCTTGAAATCTGCTCGGTATTGCTCTTGCAATGATTGTGTTGGGCAGGCGATGTATCCTTTACCATAATAATTACACAAAGAAACTGCCACCGCACTTTTACCAAGCCCCACGGCGGCCTGTAGTCCGATGAACTTTGCTCCACCATCTATAGCAGCTTTAATTTTCTCAAGCGCGATTCGTTGATTTGGTCTGATTGTTTCTAGTGGAAAATGGTTTATTGGCATTGTTTTAGTTGATCGTTTATAAAATCTATTACTTTGTTAGCATTGAAAATATTTGTGCATTCACGTTTAAAACTAAGAATTCCAGAATTTATACTTGGTATCTGTGCCTTCAATAATGACTCTATCCGTGCGGCTTCTGTCCCAGAACATTCAAATTTTGCTAAAACTTCATAATGTACGCGATGTTTTCTAAATTCTATTTCGTGTTGTGCGATTCTATTATCAAATACGTTACTAATACCATAACCACAATAAATATCACCTATATTTAGCACGTATATTATCGCAGGCAACGCTGTTTTAAAACCAGTCACGCTACAGGCAGGGCATCCGTGTTTAGCATGTAATATGTTTGTTGGTTCTGCTAACCATTCATGACCACAATTTGTAGACAAACATTTAAATGTTATTTTTGTATCTACATTAACAAATTCACCAATTCGTTGTATCGAACTTCCTTCGAGTCTTACATCGACTATTTCATTGGATAGTCTCTCAACTTTAGAACATCTAGCACAACCCTTACCTGCGAATAAATTTGATGCTAATATCGACCATTCTCTACCACACCCGTTGTTTTCGCATCTCACCTTAAACGGAATAGAATGCTTAATATAAGGAGATACCCTAATTATATTTCTTCCTATAAGTCGTGTATCTATAATCTCGTCAGTTAGTGGAGCACGTTTTGAGCATTTCGGGCATCCTTTACCTGATTGAATGGCTCCATATCTGGTGTACCATTCATATCCGCAAGTGGGGATACTACATTTAAATTTTAATGGTTTATCAGACTGGGTATAGCTACCAACCCTGATAATATTTCGTCCTACTAAACGGGCATCTATTACAGTATTAGTTAGCGGTTCACTCCCCGAACATTTAGGGCATCCACTACCTCTACTAACTACGTTCAATACTTTAGTTTCCCAAACGTTAAGGCAACTATTAATCAAGCATTTAAATCGTAACTTAGACTCACCACTAATTACTTCCCCAATACGCTCTATATTTCTACCCTTTAACCGAGAATCAACAATCTCATTAGTCAACCTCTCCTTCTTAGCACATCTAGGGCAACCATTTCCGCAACACGTAACATTGGGTGGGAACGTAGACCATTCACAATTACAACCATCTTTCAAGCATTTAAATTTTAACGAAGTTTTGCTGGAAACATAATCCCCTATACGCTGTATATTGCGCCCAACCAATTTAAAATCTATGTCTGAATTTGTTAATCTCCTACTCATACACACTCTCCTAAAACAAAGAGGCTTCACCTGAACTCTCAACCTTGCGGAAGTTGGAATAATGGGCTGACACCCACCAGAGTTCATGTAAAGCCTCGCCAGTTTAATTCGGATTCCAAGCCGATAGGAGAGTTTATATACTAATTTATATTACTTGTCAAGCAATTTCTGAATCGCCCAAGGTGTTTGATTTTTGGGGAAGTGAGTAATCAATTAAGAAATCACCCAAACACAGCCTACGATCACTCCAACAAGACAAATAAGCGCCATTAAGGTGATTACTGCACCAAACATAAAACTCATGAATTTATCTACAATTCTGTACTCACTTTCGCTCCAAGCGAATATTACTCCACCTAGTAAACACAGCACGAAAAGAATCTTAAACACTACGATTGCATCAGTAGGTAGTTCATGCGGATGCAATCTATTTACACAACTTGAATATTCTTGCATTTGTGTAACGGTAGCTACTTTAGTATCGTAATTAGACACTATTGACTTACAAGCCATATCTTTGGCTTGCTCTGCTTCAATCAAAGCGATTGTGGAAATTGTTAGTGCTGCTGAAGATACTGGCATTTTTGATTTTCCTTAAAATGTAATCGTAGTAGAACTACCCCCAGTAACCGTAGCCATCACCAGCCGTACCGAATGATCTTTATAAGTAATAAATTTCCACAACCTGACCAACCAACGTGTTTCAGGATAAGTGTAGGACAGCATATCACCGGCTTGGAGTCCGTGGTTTGAAGAGTATGTAATCACAAACTCATCCCAAGAACTGCCGAACAGATAACGGCATTCATACCAACCATAAATAGGAAAGACTGTTCGCGGATATTTGGTTTACGTGTCATCAATAAATAAATTGTGGTGCTTACTGTAACACAGGATAATCCAAAACCAATTAGTGATAGTGTGTAAATCATTTCAACCCCCAAACATCTTTAAAGCTGACTTCATAGCTTTAGCCTGCCTGTCGATCATAGCTGCAATCAACGTACCTTCTTTACTTGTGCAGATAAGACATTCAATTTCTGCATCTGCTCCGAAGGCAGATTTCTTCTTTTCTAAAGTGTTAATCAAGTCTTGTAATTTCATTTTGAATCCTCTTAAAGTTTAATCTCGATCTCGCAAACATAATACGTTGGTTGCCCGATACCGTTAATATTCATTAAACTGATGCTCATCTTTCCATGATGGTCAAGCGCAAACTCATTAACCATCTGCGAAATCTTCAATTCAAGTTCGCGCTTGGCGGCTTTAACTTCTTCGATTGTTTTGGTCATTTTTTGTACTCCATATTAGTCGCCCTCAGAGTGTCGATGATTTCCATCCATAACCTTTGGCCTTCATAATCCATTTGAGTTTTCATATAGGTTCTAACTTTGCGCAGGCAGTCTGCTAGTCTTTCACGATCCTCGGAGATACACCCAGCACTTAGGTCTGACTCTCCTTTGCCGCAAGTCTTACACAAAGCTAATACCACCTCCCCGTTATGGTCTAGGATTGCTTCAGGGCAGTTTGCATCTCCTGTCATATATAGTGTATGTGTCATCTCAATTACTCCCCAAATCGTTCATAATAACAGCAGCCGCAATTAAACCAGACCCGCTCAAAGAACTCCTCAACACGTTCAAGACTGTCGTTTGTCAGGCACTCAACGTTGAAAGTGTTTCCGTGACGGTCTTTGAATTTTACTTCACTGCTGTAACTAAACTTAGGTAACTGAGGATATTTCTCACTCCACTCACAGTTATTATACTCATAAAACTGAATGGGATATTTCCTACCTTCAGCATTGTCAAAACATTTCTGATACAGATACGTCGCGTACTGTTTTAACGGCAAGGGGAATTTTCGGTAGCCTGCGCGTTTTAGTTGGGTGGCGGTAATCATTACAGGCTCCTAGCCTCTATAGCCAAATTATCAAGTTCTCGTGCTACATTACAGAATGCCGCATCGCCATAGGCAAGTGCATAACCATTGCGCTCACGTTCGGTATTCTCAGCCTTCATACCTTCAATCTGAGCGTAGAAAGACATCATTTGACATTGAATAGCTACTACTTGTCCGTTCATTATTCTCTCCTAAATTTATTTCTGCAAAACATACCTAAGATTAGCGTTACTTTCCATTACAGCAGCACAGAAGATTAGATCAACAACAGCATCTGACAATTCCTCAGAATAGCTTGGGCTACCCCGCAAAAGAGTCCGCAAGGCAAGTTTAGCATGGTTAAGGCTATCTTCAGCAACTTCTGATATGTAAGTTATATTTGAACTCATCATTCCTCCCCAATACTATCAGACCAACCAATCATATCATAAATATCCATACCCTCAATCCAGTATTCACCAAAATCATCCCTTACAACTTCACAACGAAATTTCTGACCATCTGTGGTGTAGCCAAGGAATTTGTAGCCTTCCGAATTCGGCAAAGACGATCTTGGAAACAGTCGTTTTCCGCGAACCATTATGTTTTTAATCATCGCAGTCATCGCCACGAGTATCAATCATAATATCCCCAAAAAAGAATACTCCTTTATAGGAAGATACTGTGAATGGTTTGTCGAACTTTGTGACGCTGATATAATCTTCTGCAAGGTCTGCTGCTGTTAGATGTTTGGCACTGATTATTCCTATAAGCCCCGCGTCTACGGGGTAGTCGAAACCGTCAGTCCCTGTAAATTCGCCATCGCCATCTGCTGTATCTGCCGCGAAGAACTCAATACCTGCTACTTCAGAGTGATTTTCTTTGAAAAATTCATGGCAAAAATCATCCCATACAGCAGATAGCGATTCAATGTAACACAGGTCTCCGATGTAATACTCGCCTTTTGGCAGAGTCAGGGAGCCGTCAGGGTTTGTTTTCCATTTTAGGGTCATTTCTATACCTCTAAATCAGTAACGTCCAAACACTCAACCTGAACAACTGCATCCTGTTCAGAACTATCCAACGAATCCCACAACTGTTTACGAGCCTGTTTCTCAGTGCTGGCGGCAATCGTGACTTCTTTGTCCAAGCCTTCGATATAGAATAGGTAGGCGTATTTCATTTAAAACTCGTAAGTAATACTAAGTTGTCCAGCAACACTTTTCATAGCCGATTCGCTGAACAAGCTACGCAATTGAATAATCATTGATCCGTAACTCGATACTATACGCTTCCAGTCAGCATTATCAGAATCGTAAGAACTGATACTTACTTTCATACGTGCCACAATGTCACTAGCTGCTGTAACAGGTACACCTTGTTTCATCAATTCGCCAATAAGGTCTTCCATAAAACAGAAGTTAGGTTGCTTGCTGAAGTTAAGTGCTGCCATCTTTTCACACATGTCTGCCAGTTGTTTAAGTTGTTGCGTCATTTTTAATCTCCTCTTTAATTATTCAACGAGGTAATATTATCGCATGATTTAGGGGGTGGTGTCAAGGGTCATAAGTGGCTATTTCTTCCCAAGCCTATCTTGGATAACTTCTGAACAATTGTAAGCAATACGCGCATTCTGATGACTCCTGTCACCATAAGCATTACACTCATTAACGGCTTCTGCGATGGCGGCGTACCACGCGGATTCTGCGAGTTCACGCAGAGCCATATCAAACGCGGCTGGTTGACTAGTTGGTTTAAACTTTTTTGCCCAGTATTCATTGAAAGTCATCTTAGTTCCTCTTTTGTCTAGTTGCTCAGTTTCATTACCGAGTTTGATTATTTTACATTGGTTGGGGAGAGTTGTCAATCATCTCAAGAATTTTAATAGCACATTCATACCACTGAAACACCATAAAAAGTTCTCCGGTAGGTGAGTAATTATAAATTTCCTCTGCTGTAAGCAAGCTACCATCAGATTTCTCAAGAATTTTAGCCTTTTCGATGGTCTCACACATTTGTCGAATACTCGGCATTTTTTACTCCCCTATTTATAATTAACGTTCGAGCATTATAGATGTTTTAGATGGGGTTGTCAAGGGTGTTGGAGATTAAATTTAAGACTGCCGGGAGGTTGTGTAAATGGGTGGCTTCTTTTTTGAAACCTTCAATTCCGGTATTAACTATTGGGAATGTCTTTTGGATTAAGCGTTCTATCTGTTGTGCTTGTATGCCGGAGCATTCGTAGGTGGTGATTAGTTCTGCGTAGGCGTTGTGCTTTTTGAAGGAAGTTTTGTGCCTATCGGCACGTGTTTTAAAATTATTAGTTATTCCAAAACCACAATGGGTATCGTTGATTGCATACACATATACTACTGAAGGCTTTTTTGAATTAAATCCAGTTTTAGCACAGTTAGGACAGCCAACACCATCTAAAACGCTCCCCACTACCGCACTCCATTTATTACCACAACATAAACAGCTATATTTCATTTTATGGCTGTTACGACCTGTGTATTCTGACTCTCGCTTTATTCCTCGTCCAAGCAATTTAGCATCTATACTGCTATTTGTCAGAGGATTACTCCCAAAACATTTAGGGCATCCGGTACCATTATTAATTACATTGCTATATTTAGCTCTCCATGTATGCCCACAGATGCCTGAAAACTCCATTCCACTATCCGCCCCAACATACTCGGATAATCTAGATATGCCCCTCTTAACTAATTCAGCATCCACTTCTTCTATTGGTCTAGGAATTCTTCCACCGCATTTAGGGCAACCTCTTCCTTTTGACACAACATTATTTGGTAGTGCTGACCAAACCCACCCACAGGACAATTTTGTGCATTTGAAACGTATCTTAGTGTGGCACATAACATAGGTATCTAAGAGAATTATATTTCTCCCAGACAATCTAGATTGTATAATCTCGTCAGTTAGTTTCTTAGCCATAACAAAACCCTCAAAAATGTACACGAGCCGCCAAGCTGTAGTCCTGTAATAAAACAAGACCCGTGTACATATCTGAGGGTTTTACAGTTGCTACATCTTGGCTAGGGTTCTTATAGCAAAATAATAGTAACTTGTCAAGCCTTATGGTCGATAACCATCTTGTACAAATCCAACAGTGCGTCCTGATCGGTTTTTTTAGCAATAAGGCTATCAAACCTCTTCCACTCGATAGGCGTAGCGCCGATATAGTAGATATTCATCGGATGTTTCTGCAATGCTGATGCGATACGCTCATTACTTTGAAGAAAGTGGAGTCCACGTTGGCTAGGAGCTGCCCAAACTATTTTATCAGCAGCAGCCATCTCAAGACCATGGGCGCATACTTGAGGATGTGCGAGTAACACGCGGGGTTCTTCGCTGTTCTGGAAGTCGGTAAATATTCTATCTCGTTCTTTTTTACCTACTGATCCGTACACCATCTCACAGGTGAACTCTTTGCTTATTTCCCTATAGTAAAGTCTCAATGCTCCTGTAAAACTCACAAAGACAATGGTTTTTCTAGGTGTACTGCGGATACACCTCATGATCGCATCAATACGAGATTGGCAGTCCAATTCCTGATAGGTGTCTAGTCCAGTCTTATAAGCCCCTAACGCAATCTGCAACAGTTTACCAACTTTATCGCTGGCGTTAATTGCTAAAAGTTTTTCGCCACTTTCATGTTCTAAAAGCATGTCTTTTTTCATACTATCATACATCTTCTTCTGTTCTTTACTGAGATCACATTCGATTCGTGTATGGGTGAGTTCTGGTAAGTTTAGGACATCTTTCTTCCTTATGCAAATGGCGGGTTGTAGAGCGCGGTGTACATGGATGTTCGCGTCTTTTTTAGGCTTCCAAATAGGTGGGTTTACGCAAATTTGATTCATCACTAACGAACGCCAAGCGCCAAAATATTTAGGAACGTTGTCAGGTGAAACCAATTTCACCATGCTCCATACAGAAAGCGGATTTTCTCCAGTTGGCGTACCTGTCAACTCTATAAAACGCTGACTAGGTTTCAGCGCATCACGTATGGACTTCCACATTAAACTTTGAGAATTTCCGAGGTTATCTGCTTCGTCCCAAACGATAATATCAATGTCTTTACTATTCATCAAATACTTTTTGATTGCATCATTCTTAACTCCGTCATGGTTGATGATGGTTATGGTATAATTGGATTTCAGTTCTTCTTCAAATCGTGGATTGACAGAGTGGATCACTTCACTGCTGTAATTTGAAAACGATTCAAGAGCCAACTGATGCCAGACAGTGCTTGTGGTAGATAGTGTTGTAAAAATAACCATGCGCCTAACATTTCCAAATTTCCGCAGGAAATCAAACGTGAGCATAGTTGAAAAACTTTTTCCAGTCCTCGGCTCGGAAAGATCGAAACAGCGTTTGTTATCAGCTTTAAACCGAGCTGTGATTAGTTGGTGCGGCATCGGAGGATAGATACCTGCCAGCAATGGTGGTTCATACAACTCAAACGGATGCGGACAATCCAAAATCCCCCGTAGTTTTTGGTAAGCCTCCAAATCCCATTTAACCGCAACCTTCGGCTGTCCAGATTCGTCTTGGATTATTTTATGTTTAAGATCGGTCAGGAAGGGAAGAAGGACGTGGCTGACGATTATGGACTTGCTGGGACGATGCACGGTTACGGTCATCTGCTACGATCCGAAAACCATTCAGTTGTTTCAGGAGTTTGTAGCAGTGCAGAGTCCTGATAAAGCTCATATCTAAGAATACTTAGAAGTTCTAAAGAGGTATTGTAAACTTCAGATTCAACCTTTGGAAATTTAGGATAATTAATAAGCCCAACAACAAAACCTAACTCTTCCCCACCAGTATAAATGAATGTTGTAGGCTCAATTGTTACACAAAGTCCGCGTGTTTTAACTTCCCTACGAAGAATTTGTTTGGCTACAGCAATGTCTCCAGCCATGATTATTTTACACCAATAGGTGCTAAGTTTTTCAATGTTCATTTAATATTCTCTGTAGTATACAACTCACAAGACTCTCCACACCCACTATTAATGTCGTCAATAATTACATCGTCGTCCTGTTCTGATAGTCTGAACAAATCCTCTGTAGATCGTCTACCTCTAAAGAATGTCCTAGCAACTGATTTATCTTTATGTGGTCCGACATGCGGATACATTTTCTCTATATACCTTGGAAAGTCGAAGATTTCAGGCATTTCGTTTACAAGCATCAGATGTTTCTTCAGAGACTTCTTCCAACACCATGTACAGTTTCCGTGGTGTTCCATAATATTTAGATCGAACGGCTGCTGCGCCCACCAATCTAATACTCCTTGTTTGTCGATTGGGTACATATCAACTAATGGGTAAATTATATTTGCTTTCGTAGCGTCTTTACGAACCCTGCGTGTTTCATCAGTTCTGATTCCTATAGCTGTTAGAATATCACGCTTTTTCCAACCAATAGATTTCACATAACTATTAATTGGAGCTAATTTCAACTCTCGTGTGCAATGCGGGAAGGCTTGATTTGGGATACCGTGTTTACGGATAATTTCTTCAAATGGTTCGCCTTGCCTTGATGCCGTTTCAAATGTTACAACCTTATGAGTGTTGCCTTTACGCTCGTTGTGGTGAACTATAGCCTCAACCCAAACTGTATTAAATCCGAAGTGCTTATCGCAGTTGTTTACGAACTCTAACGTCTTTTTATGCTCTTGCCCAGTATTGGCGAAGATTACAAGGAATTCAAATTCATCTGATTTATTATCTAATAACCACTTCGTCATAAACCCAGAAGTGCGCCCACCGCTGAAACTAATTACCATTTTAGGTTTCATATCAAAATCTACCAACGCAGAATAATTCCCATAGTTTATCTTTACAATTACGTAATAATATTCGTTTTTTAAAATAATTTATCATTCCCCACAAACTTTCCTGAAGTAAGAGTAAAATTGCTCATCAGTAGAAAATGAATGCTCAGTCCCATCAACCTCCACAATCTGTGCATGACCGTCATCGCACAGTTTCATCTCGTACAAGAAATATGCAGCATCATCAAACGCATCACCAAACACTTCACGCATAAGACGTTCATTGACTCTAAGTAGGCTGTCAACGTGAGGATTGTCGAAAAATGCTGTAGAGATTTCATGTGGGAGTGAATCCAGCCAACGTTCTTGGATTAGTTGTTGTTCTCTAATAAATTTTAAGGTTTCGGTTTTAGTCATCAATGTCTCCAACCACATAAGAAATCTCACGCAACAGTTCTAAATTATTCATTGAATTTATATACTCCTCAAATGCCTCGTCGGAGTTATTTAGTTCGTGCTTAGTCTTGTCACGATACCATTGCTTAAATAATTGTCCGTAAATATCCATTTCATTTCTCCTTAAATTTCAGCGCAACATCACTAGGCGACCACGACAGCACAATACCCGCCACAGCCTTATTAAACGCTTCCATAGCCTCTTCAACCGCTGAGGGTACGTCCATATCGTCTGCGAGTTCATCACAGCAATAGTCGCTTTCCAACGGTGTTACATAGTTCGGTTTGCAAATCAGCAGTCGCAGTTCTGAAAGGTCTTGACCTTCTTCAAGATCATCGTATGCGTCCGCAAGATCGTAGTAATATTTATCTCTAGAATCAGAGTATATCATGGATTTGCCATCCCATTCGGCAATCGGGAGTGCGCAATAACGTTCAAACTCAGCTTTGGCTCGACAATCTTCACAGAGAGTATAGGGTTTCTCAGTTGGTTTTCCGCAGGATTTACAAAGTACATGGGTGCATCCAGCATAACGTGCTGAGGCTTCGTCAGTGTAGAAAAAGCCATTACCACTACGCCAACCGGAAACAGTGCATGGTTGCGCGGCTTCGTCGCTGTCTTGTAGGATTATTTTTGGGGTCATTTCTTCTCCTTATCTGCGCCCATTCTTAGGGCACGAAACTACATCGCACCATTTTCCACACAAACCTGAAACTCTCATCTTCCACTGGTCAAACATGACACTGTTCTCAATTTGGTCAATCGTCTCAGCCAAATCCGAAGCCAGTTCTTGAACTCTGCTGCGCTCAACAATCTCGCTTGTTGGCGGATGATCTTTCTTCAACCAGATATACGTGTTCTTGGTCTTTTCAATTTCTGGAAGATTACAGAATGTCAGCAAACTGAAGCATCGCAACTCATCAAAATCCTTTGGTTTAGCCTTACCCGACTTCCAGTCCAACACCTGCGCCTTATCTTCCTGATGCACCAGCACGTCTAACTTACCTCGTAGCCATGCATTATCATCCCAGAACCCAGTTGGTGTCAAGTCTTTTGTAATTGCAAATTCTTGTTCGGCAGTCACGTATTTTGACTTAAATTTTCGGATGCTATCAAGATATGGTTGCAACACTTCAAAACGCTCTACAGGGTTGCGATTCTCTTTGATACACTGTTCGGCTTCAGCATGGAGTTCAGTACCATAGATAGTGGCTTCGGTTGGCTTGAACTCTACAGACTTGTCGAAATATTTGGCTTTCCATTGGGTTGGGCAGGTTCGGTACAGGTTTATCTTACTGAAGCTTAGAGGATACAACTTAAAATTTTCGTAGCTCATTTAACCTTAACCACTTTCGCTTCAAAGAATTCATTAGTTTTAAACTGCGGAAAACTACCGCGTCCAAAAGGGCAATTAAATGTTTTAGCTAAGTGTCTGTCCTTAGTCTTACCACAGTGCTTACACTTAGGCTTTGGGGCGTTACTGAAATCTAAATCAATCATCGCTCAATCTCCTCAACAATATCAGTAATCTCTTGCAGCCTATCAGACCATCTATTAAGCATCCGCTGTGCTTCTGCGATGTCTTCACGACTAAATAGTGTGTCACCAGTGAAAAAGGTGGCGTCTACTTTGTCAAATAAATCGTCTGTGTGTTTGTTGCTAAACATGTTTAACACTCTCCAAAGCATTCCTAGCCACAAATGCAATATCTAGGGTTACAAAAGCTGTATCCCCACCTTCATCATTTATTTCGTCTATCCATGACTGTTTTTTAGAATACCTGGAGTAACACGGATGCTCTTCTGCGCTTGACAGAATTTCTTTTAGGGCTTCAATTAGTATTTGGTTACTCATATCTCAATCACCAGTTCAGGATTAAATTTCTTATTCTCACTACCACGCGAAGTCACATATCCTCTAGGATTACAAACAACTCTAGTGCCATTTGAGGTATAGTCCATACAGTCATGAGTATGTCCATGAATCCACAGGTCACAGAAACCAAACATACCATCAAGATTAGACGCAAAGCAAGCCGATAGCAGGTCATTCTTGAACCTATCTGCAACACTCTGCATTGACGGGCAGTGATGCGTAACTACTACAGTCTTACCGTCGAACGGTTCAGACAGTTTAAGCTTCAACCATTTCACTGACTCTTCATGCAGTTCTTGTGACATCTTGGCTGTGAACAGTTTACCGTCTTCACGGATCAATCTGAAGTCGTTAAGCCCTCGCTGGGCGGCTTGGAGTGCGTAAGGCTCCTGATCGTAGCCGAACAGTCTGAAATCAGTCCACAAGGTCGCTCCGAGGAAGCGGACATTGTTTAGGATTACTTCGGAGCTGTCTAAGAGATGTATTCCTGTTTCAATGGCTGTAATACCCATTGCCAGTTTAACATCAGATTTGTCAAAATTATAAAACTCATGATTACCTATCACCATTACGATTTCTTTATCAGGCCAAGTCTTTCGCGCCCAGTCAACCCCGTTTGAAGATTTTCCAATGTCACCCGCGAGTACGATAACCTCTGCATCCGTTTTAGGTGGGATGAAGTTGGAGAATTCTAGGTGGATGTCGGATAGGATTTGGACTTTCATATCAAACAAAATATCACAAAAATAATTGGGGATATTAAGAAAATCCAAGCTATTGACGCAGCATATATCCCACTGGTGCCTGGATGCTCACAAGTCAGACTTTTTATCCATTGCTCACGTTGTGAAGAACATGACCAATATATGCTAAATGCAGCCATAACTATTACAGGCATTATAAATACTATTTGCCAAGGTTCCATTATTCCTCCGTCTGCCAGCCATGTAAAGCAATTTTAGGGTGTCCTTCAAATACCATGACAACTTTGTAATCGCGTCGTTTAATTTCAACTTCGTCAGTATCGAAAGCTGAAATATCTGCTTGATATACTTCTTCACGTCCAATCTTTATGGCTTCAGTGATGTTTTCGGATTCCACTGCTGCTACATACGTGTCCTTACCAAAAGGAGTTTCATTATACTTTGCAACATGTTCTGGTCTTAAAAATATTACGGTGTATGGTTTCATTTACTCCACCTTTTATCACGTTCACAAATCACATCTGCTGCATCATCCCCTAAAATAGTATACACTGGACATGACGAACAGCATCCATCTTCGTAGCCTTCGTCTGTATTATTCCAACATACTGCTTTTTCTTTACGAAGAATTCTTTCAACTAACTTTTTAGCTTTTGTTTTTGTAAGAAACGTATAACATTTACATGGGTTAGATAATTCTTCATATTCGTCACTTGTAAGCAAAACAGAACCTTCTTCAATTTCAATCATTCCGGTCTCTCCAAATTCAAAAATTTATGCAGCTTCAAATTGTCCACGATATGTCCTTGAGCGTTCTTAACCAAGAAATCACCTGTACGCATGTCTACTCGGACTTCAAGATATTTCAGGTCAATCTGATCTAGCCATGCCGTGTGACGGTCGGCGGCTGCTTTCAGAGCCTGTGAAAACGTTGTGAAGTCTTTGTGGCTGTACCAGCCGTTTGATTGTGGAGTCATTCACCGACCGTCTACAACTGCTACAAGCTCTTTAATATCGCCGTTAAGATCATCAATCTTTTTAGACAGCTTTTTAGGCTTATTTTCTATTGCGTTCATCTCTTTGATTTCCTTTTCCAAACTCTTAATATGCTGGAAAATTTCAGTATCCTCAACAAGACGTGAATCTTTACCATAAATCAGTGTAATATTTGCTACAGCTTTGTTCAACATGTCAAACTCCTTTTGATTATAAATTGTAACTTCTTTTGAATACCTATCTTCCACTTGTATTTCACCATCTGAGAAATGCTTTAGAATAAATACTAGAGCCTCTTTCATTCCATCAAAACGATCTGTCTTACGGTACATATACCAGTTGTAGGTATTTATCAGTTTGCCGGGGATTGATACTACATCCCACTTATCTAACAACGGGCGGTACTCCAAACTAATACTATACTTGGAATTTGCTGCGCGCCATTTAGCGTGATTTGTATTTCTAATTGGTTTTAGTAGCATTTTATCTCCACCCTAACTGATATGCAAATTTCTCAGAATCCTCTGGCAACGATTTAATGTTCAAGCTTAAGGATTCCCCGTAACAATGAGGTTTACCCTCAATGAACCTCACAACCCCTGCTGAAACAATATGTCCTTTATGCCTCAACATCGTATTCGCAAGATCACGATGAGTAACTAAATCTGTCCGACGAAATGCTACGAAACCAAGTTCGGAATGATTAATGTATTTGTGTGTCATTTACCTATCTCCATCATAAAATCAACCGTAAAATTCTCAACCCGGTCAAAATACCTTCCACGAGTTTGTTCTTCAATATTAGCAACAAACTCGTACCAATTAGTAGTAATATCAACAGATACGACATCATTAAGACCACAACGAGTCAGCGGCTGTTCTGGATTAATCCATGAAACTTTTACGAAATAGTCTTTAAGCATTTTTCACGCTCCTCCAAAAGTTCAGCATAAAACTGCCTGTAACGGATTACTCTTTCAAAATCTTTTTGACATACTGACTTCATTCGGCGGATGTCGGAGTTGTGGGTTAGGTCAGCCATTTTGACTTTTACGGCATCTGGGTTGGACTTTACTATATTCTTATAGGATTCGTAACTTTGACCGCGTTGTTTAGTCATTGTACAAATACCTGCTACAATCCGTTCATTCATCCCCGCAATAAATAGCTCTGCAATTGTTATCTCCGTGTCTTCCAAAAGATCGTGTCCTACGGCAATGCATTGCAACTCTTCATCATCAGTATTCAACAGCCGCATGACTTCGAGACAGTGCAGGAAATATGGCTTACCGGCTTTGTCGTATTGACCTTGATGGGCTGTAGCGGCGATTGCAAGCATTTTGGAGAGCATGGTTAGTCCTTAACCGTAGTAATCTTCATACATCTTCTCGGATTCAATCAAGTCCTCATGAATGCATTTGTCGCACATTGTTCCCTGACCACGATTAGGCATAACACAAGCTCCGCATTGGCTGCAAATTGGATAGTCCTCAGCATCAACCATTTGAATAAATCCAAATTCATTTGTGATTTCTCTGTAATTTCTGGAATCTACGCTCATATTCTTCTCCTCTGTGATTTATTGAACGAACATTATAACCTGTTATGCACGGGCTGTCAAATTAATAATATGGCTTCAACTCTGCGATTTATTGAAGCCATATTATACTAAACTCCCTGCCCCAAGTCAAGCGATTTCCCACAATACCTATACCATTCAGGCTTCATAGCAATTTTCTCAGCAATCCTGTTGCGAATAATCGTGATGGCTTCGGCAGTCGGTACATACCCCCCAAACAGTTTAGGATTGCCAGCAAACACATCATCACTGTCAAAAGCCGATAACTCGTTGAACTGCACTCCACGGACTCTAAGCTCGGCCTTCAACTGTTCGTAACGGTCGGCAAGATATTTACCCTTGTCGTAGAAGAACATAACGTGTCCTGTATTCAGCGTAAACCGGCTTGGGATACTCCGCTGAACGCCAATAAGCCCTCTAGCGCGCAGGCTACGGTTCAGGGCTTTCGGAACCATTTTGATTTCTCGGAACTCTGCGAATAGGTGTTGATCGGTTAGTTCTGAGGGTGGGAGTAGGTTGATGCGGGTCATGGTTAGTCTTTAACAGCCCTAATAGTTTCATCAGTATCCTTATCTAGCAGGAGGACACTACTCCACTCGTCAGAAGTAATAAGGCTACACCTATACTCCGTCAGAAGAGCCATAAGTTTTTCTCGGCACTCTTCAATGTCTCTCCTGCTTTCAGGGATTTTACATTTCATTTTTGAACTCCTTAATATTTTAGCGTTCGAACATTATCGCATTATTTTAGATTTTAGTCAAGGGGAGTTTTAATCTTCAAGTCTTTCTGTACTCAATATAGAGTATCCTTGTTCGATACCTTCAAAGTCATTACCTGAAAGAATATATGTTATTCTGAGCAATAATGTTCTACCAGTAGTTTCGTATGGTTGACCAAGCCTACCATCAATTTCTACAAGTTTAATCTCATCTCCAATTTTGAAGTCTCTATCATGTTTACGGATTTCAAAGTTCTTAATACCTGCCGATTGAGCATCAAAATATTGTGGGAGTATTTTTAAGTTGTGGCGCATTTTTATGACTTTCTAATTAAGGGATTGTTTTTTGGGGGTTTGGGGAGGGTTTTAATTCGTCAAATAATTAATCACTAACCCGATTTCTTCCTCAGTCATCTTCTGTTCCCACCGATCTTTAGGTAGGAATGGTAAACCTTTATTTGCTTCATCCAACTCAATCTGACCATAGGGTGCTTGTTCAGCATTCCACGGTTGATATGTTCGGCCAATAGCAATTGAGCAGTTCACCAAACACTTCTGAAAGAAATCATGGTCAAGCATGATTGTCCGTAGGTCTTTGATAAACTCCTGTGCCTGACTCTTGTGGCAACTGAAAACCAATTCATCGTGAACAGGGAACATAAAACGTGCATCATAGTTCTTTGTTTTAATAATTTTATTCATGTTCAAAATTGTTCTCTTCGCCATCGTTGCGCAATACCCCTGCACTCTGGCATTCACTGACTGATTTCCTGAACGTGTTTGAATCTTTTTAATACAGAGGTTAGCGAAATTTACCGCCCCAACCCCATAAGGTCGAAATTTATTACGGAAGGTGTCCGCCCATTCCTTTGTTGACTCATATCTATACCGTCGATGATGATCTGGGAGTTCAACAAATCCATTTCTTTTAGCTTCATCAATTGTGCCTATACGCCACGCTTCCATACCACTATAAAGAGTTCTAAATCGGTCAACCTTCTCCCAATGTTCTTCTGATGACCAGCCCATGACTGTTGCTGTAGAACCTAAAGCACCTGAAAATGCATATGAGAAGTTGGCCGATTTTCCAACATCTCTACGGAGAGCTTTTTTATCTGGGTGAATTTTGAATTCTTCTGGAGTCATTTCAAGGCAATATCCTGCTGTCAGAGAATGCATGTCATCATAGGGGATTGTAGAGAATGCTCGGCACATTTCAATATCTCCAGAATATTCAGCCACAATTACCAATTCTATAGAATTCCAATCGCAAGAAATTACCAAATGATCTTCATTATCTGCCAAGAAAAATCCGCGAACATACTCAGAAATTTTACCCTTCGGAAGCTGGCTTACATTCGGGTTAGACAGAGCCATTCGTCGCGTGTCAAGCTGGCTAGACAGCGTTGGATACATCCGGCTAGTCTCAGGGTCAACGAGGTTCAAATAGTTCGTCAGGAACAGTTTAATGGTCGTGTCAATAGACCCAAGTTTCTTGAAGCATTCAAGAACTCCTTTAATTGCATTGAAACGATCTTCTTCAATCTCGTGCTTACTCCGTACCAAACGTTCAAGCATCTTGTCTCGTGCATCACCATCTGATTGTGTCTTTCCATTCTCCTGAATATATGAAAGGTGGCAGAGGTCATAGAGCATCGTTCGCTGCGGCATGTAGTGGCTCAGGTTGACACCCTTAGACTCTTTCAAACCCTGTTCCTCAGCCCAAGCCTTAGACACTGGTGAGCGAACCTGATGGCACTGCTCAAATGAATCATCAGAATCAGGGGATGTTGCCCAATTAGTGATTGAATCCCGATACTTCTGATAGCCCTTTGAAAACCATGAATCATACTTCAACAGTTTCTCATGTGGCTCATCATTGAATGGTAGCAGAACTTTTACATGGCTCTTCATCTCAGCCAGAACTTTTGCGTAATCTTCACGCTCAATGTCACGTTGCTTCAAGATTGCCTTCTGGTCAACTCTAATGCCTTCACACCATACCTGAGAGTACACCTGAGACATTGGAGCCTCTTGCTTCATAAATGTCTTCAGTACCTCGCTATTACCTTGAGTATTGATAAACTCTACGAGGGCATCCATAATCCATACACAACACCAAGCATCATCTGCTCCATAACTAGATACTTCATCACCTGTCAGTTGACCCATGTGGGTCTTACCATTTAACACTTGGTCGAATGTGACTTGTTCATAGTTCAGGAATCGCTTGGAAAGTTTTTTAAGCCCATAACCGAATGCAAAATTCTTTACATAGCCACCATAACTGAACTCACTATCGGACTCTTTAGCGCAAACCTTCATCACCAGTTCTTGCTGCTCTGGAGTCATCGGCTTGCCCCACTGATACTCCGCGAACAGTTCTGGTGCTCCATGTCTCGTGGGAGAAGTCTTGCTGCTCATCAACTTCTTCAATCCAATCAAATCAGCTTCACGGAATTCCTGATGGTCGTAGGTGTCATTGTTGAATGCTGTGACAGCCAGTTGCATCGTACATAGGACGCGCTTGCCCAAGTCATAGCCAAGTGAAGCCTGCATCATGGTCAATTCAAACGGGGCATTGTGACTGACAGTTGTGCAGGTGGGTGAACGAGCATCTAGGATTTGTTTAGCCATAAACCAAGGCAAACGATTTTCCACATCTGCATGTGTTAGATTGACGTAGTAAGCGGTATCATCACCTTTTACGTAGATTGAGAATCCAGTTACGGTTGTTCGGCGGGTATCAAATACTAAAGACTTGTTGGATGCTCGTTTACCGTCTTCATTGACTGACATGAAACGATTGAGACCTTCGTGGCGGTCAGGGTCGCAGGTTTCTATATCGAAACCACAAAAGGTTGCGGAAGCTATCTTGGAAATAATACTGGGCATAATTTCAGCCCAGTTTCGTAAATCAATTAATTGTGTTCTTGGAAAATCCACGCTCTCACCAACCTTCTAAATTATTTTTAACTGTAAATCATAATGCGGTTATTCACAACGTTTACTATTTCGCACGATAACCCAAAAGCAATGTGTGTTCTTTGCGTGATGCGCTGTTTTCCATCTACCACTTTTAAGATTTCCTCCGCACGGATCACGTTTAATAATCAGGTCGCATGGTGTCATTCCAGATTCACGCACCGCTGCATTAAAAAGCTCAAGATTCCATTGATAGCGGTGGTTATGCACATAATCCTTGATCTTCGCAAAAATCAATCCGTCTTGTTTCAGCACTCGCTTTGCCTCTGCCAGAAATGGTGCGTGAAGTTCACCCACATTGTCGGCCTTTACACCTTTCCCAAGCCCGTAGTCCGTTCCATATCGTGCCAAAGATTTCGGGCTTGCCGCCGCATCAGGAAGGTGCGGGGGGTCATATACCAGCACATCCACGGTATTGTCGTCATCGGGTAGCGCATTCCACTCTGCAACAACATCAGGGTTCATTGCAGGGTCACGGTCGTAGTACGCGACTTTTGTTCCTGTCATGCAGCCCTTCCACATCCGGCGAGCGTTACAGCAAACATCAATTATTCTGTTTGCTTTCGGAGCGTAAAAGTCAAACATCGCATCAAGCAGTGCGTTGTCTTTGCCAATCCATACAGATTCAATTCTTGTCATGTTATTTAAACCACGTAATTAAAGTTCCAATCAAAAAACATATTGTCCCTACCATATAAAACAATAATGATATTTTAACATTTTAATCTCCTAAATTATCCTACCAATTTCCTGCCAACAATAATCCGCGAATGCCGTGTCAAACTCAGCAGTCTTGCCGGTGCGTTTTAGTTCGTAGAGGTCGTCCAGACAAATCTGACCGTTGTTCTGTTTAACACAATCATAGCCAAGATTGTCCATTGCTTCGATAAGTTCTTCTTCGGTGAAATCGTCTAAATTAATTTCTACGTCTACTGAGATGTTTTTAGTGACCATTTAGAGTATCCTCATTCTACGCAACATTTTACGCCACCATTGGTCTTTCCGACACTCAGAAAACGTCTGAGTAACCATCCTGAATCGGCGCTGATGTTCAACCATATCACCAAATTCATAATCTACACGAATCCCTTCAAAAGTCCTGCGAGGTGTGCTCAGATATTTACCACCCGTAGCACATAGGATTTCATGGAACTGTTGCCATTTTTCAATTTGTATCAGATCGTTGTGTGCTGTACTGGTCATGATATTCCCATTCTTTTGCTTACAATATCAAAATACTCAGGTGATAACTCAATACCCAAAAATTCACGCTGGACACATTTAATAGCTTGCTCAAGTGTAAGCCCACGAGATACAAGATGAAATACTTGGTTAATCGAAGCTCCGCTGATACCGGCTGCACGGACTTGTGTGATTTCTGATGGGTGTGGTGTCATGATTATTTACCAACCTTATAACGCAAACCATCAAATTCCTGTCTACCCTCACTCTTCGCGGAAGCTATTTGCAGTTTACGAAACTCTACATCTTTTTCAATCATGGCAACAGCTTCTTGAATATGTTGCAGCTCAAGTTTGCGACCGTCCAAATAAGCTTCAACATTTTTAAGATTATTTTCGTGCCATTCGATTTTATTTGTAGACATGATTATCTCCTCAATTAGTTTTCAATTTAAGAACACTCATTATACACTAATTGATGAAATGTGCAACTGATTAGTAACACATATTGAGAAATGGGCTGGGGACGATCCAGCGGCATCCTGTAATCCCGGTACTGTTCACATTGACCCAGTTGGCGTACTCGCGTTACAAATTACAAGTCGTCTTAGCCTAGCCCAGCTACTCCCTTTTCGCTCGGTAGAGGCTGACGACCCCATCTCCGCTATTCTGTTTCGCTTGCTACCATTCCTCAATATGCATTACTGATTAAGAACACTCATTATACACGAACTGTAAAAATGTGCAAGCTGTTTATGCAGCCTCAGGGGAATCTGAATTCCCGTAGAACGCTTGCGGGTTGGTTCGTAGTAGCTCTACCTCTGCCGCAGTCAGTGCTCGACCATTTTCAGTCTGTACGTGATCGGTGCATTGCCCTGACTGGTAGCGGCGATAGTCGTTGGGGTTTGTGGTGATTAAGACTAATGGTGTTGACATTTAACTTCTCCTTTGGATTTCATTTCAGTGTAAACGTCGAACAACCTATCAGCTACTTCAGGATTCTTGGCCGACACAACACATCCGGCACCTACTCCAAATACCAGATTACCTTCTTGTCCGTCTGAGAACAGAATGTTTATACCTTGTGGTATTTGTGAGTAGGTGTAGTTCACGATGCACCAACGAATACTTCATGGCCGCGAATTCTTTTCATTCGTGCTGCCCAGTCGATTCTACATTCATCATTACAGAAAAGTTTGGCTCCTTCTACGCACTCATCACAGTTGTAGCATCGTTGACGCGGCAGGAGTTTATGTTCAACGCGCCTGTTCGCTTCTATTGCCCTTTCAACAAAATCTTGACTTAGTTGTTGAGCCTGATCTATTTCATCCATGTGATTCTTTACCTTTCTGAAGTCCAAGTTTATATGCCTTTGCTAAAAGTAAGTATAACACAGAACGATCTATAGTCAACACTTTTTCATCGCAGCGGATGTTGAAGCCGATTAGTAATAAATCGTCGATTTGTTGGGGGGTTAGGGAGTTCATTTTATGTTTTCAATTCGTTTACGTGCAATATCTACATACTCTGGCGACAATTCAATCCCAATAAACTTTCTATTGTTTAACAGCGCCATCTTACCAGTTGTACCGCTGCCCATGAACGGGTCTAGCACTATCTCACCTTCGTTAGACCATGATAGGATGTGATCTTTAGCTAAGGCTTCGGGAAATCTCGCTGGGTGTACTTTTGCTATTTTACATCCCTCTGTGCTCCCTGTTCTGTAAGTAAAGATATTTCCAGTTATTTTATTATCAGAGATTACCTTTTTCGATAACTTTGTAAGAACACCTGTATTGTCTTTGTATTGTGATGGTTGCCCCCAAGTCTCCTGCCCGGCATATTTACAAGGTACTTTGATGGGGTTAAATGATTTTGGCTTACCATTGCTGAATACAAACATGTACTCCCACTCCTGCTCGTATCTGTTATGTGTTAGCGGAGTATAATTTTCTTTTCGATAAATCATAGTGTCATGCAGATTAAATCCGCACTCTTTAAAGAATAGTGCTTGCTTAAACGATGTGCCTGTCTCACTACCTTTAACGGTAGCGTCACCTACTACCCACACTACAACTCCACCGTCCTTAGTAACTCTGTACAGTTCTTTAGCCAAGGCTTCAAAATCCCATGTAAACCCATTATAAGTACGCAGGTTATCATAAGGTGGGCTGGTTACAGTCAGGTCAATCATTCCGTCTGGGAACTGAGCCAGTGCGGAAACATTATCGCTTGTGATTAGTTTTGCGTTACCTATGCGTTCGATGTTCATTTAAAGTTCCAAGTAGCTGCCAAACCTTCTGGCTGGTTTAAAACGGGTTCGGTGAGTTTAATATGTTTTTGATGGGTGTCAAGGGGTTTACGTTGCCTGTTCAATAAAAGTGTCATATAGAGTGCAAATGGGTCTAGGGCTAACGCAACCCCCAGAATCATCCAGCCAACAGCAGTTTCAATGCTTGCCCCAAACGAACCCGCGATACTCACAATCGGCCCAAGTTCCCCAAGACCATCAATGCTGCTAACTTGTGAGATTTCAAGTTTTTCGTTTACTGATTTCAAACTTTTAGCAATGTCTTTACGTTCTTCATCAAATGCTAAAATCAATTTCAACCTTCCATTGACAAACTCTTTCGGTAAATCTATAACTTGTTGGTCTATAGAAGTGATACGAGCCTCTAGGCGGCTCTTCTCTGCTGTCAGGCTAGTCAGGTCTACCTCAATCTTTTGCACGGCTTTATGGTTCATTTGGAAGGCGTTGGCGAGGTATCCATAGACACCTATACTTGTAAGCAAACTCACATATACAGCTACAATTACTACTGACAATTTAAACCTGTTGTTAAGGGTATACCACTGCTGCATGGCATAGGCTACCAACGAATATTTACCGAGTTCAATACCTACTCCAGCACAGACCATGGGCCAATATGCGCCTTTAAAGACTGCCCCGAGGCCAGTGATGGCACTGATTGCTGAAAATATGGCGATAATTAGGATACTTAATCGTAGTAAATTGACTATCATTTACCAATATCCATTACTACTATGATAATCCCCCTGACCAAGATACTGCATGTCATCAAAAAGGCAACCGTGATTCATTGTTTCTGAACAGGTTGTATATTTTACCAATTCACCGTTAATGTTTGCGTAATTAATTTTCTTATGTAACAAGTCGCTGTAAACAGCCTCTTGTTTTTTAGAGTACCAGAAGTGATGGTTTTTCATTTTCAGAATCCTTTAATCAGTACAATAGCATCTTTTAGATTTGATACTTTCTGTACAGTATCTGAACCACAGGCATGTTTAAATGTTCCAGACTCATTAAGAATCTGACAGATTATGCCATGATTCCAAACAGCATTGTCCGCTGGTACGCGCTTGATGATCACACCGATGTTGTCTTCAATCAAACGGTAGATATATGCGCCGTGACACAGTTCATAGGTTGTGGATATGATTTTCATTTTCTGGTACTCAGTTATTTAAAATAAAGAAAATCCGCGGCTGAGAAGTTACTGAAGGCACTCCTATTAAAATTAGACCAACCACATATGTATTAGCGTCTCCGCCTCGATAAAATGTTATGGCTCCAAGTGCAAACATTAGGACAGAGCCTATAATCTTTTGTTTATTTTTGATTGTTGGTATCATTTCCCACCTTTCTTAAATAACTTATCCCAATCTTCTTTTGAAAACGCTCCAACATAACCAAGACCTTCACAAGTCGGACAGTCCTCAACGTCTGGATGATCCGCTGACTTCTTTGGAAGTTCGGCGTAAACTTTTCCGGTGCCGTTACATTTCGGACACTTAATCATTTCTGTATTTCCTAAAAATCGAAGCGTACCTACCATTCACATCAAGCGTTCTAACCGATGTCTCCTGCTTAGGTTTCTTGATTGATGGAAACGGTCTGCCATTTCGTTGAGTCTCGCTGAAATATTTTCCTGCGATAACTTCCCAAGCGGATTTAACATAGTAACGACTGCTACCATCAGAGTGTTCAATATTGACATTCATTGAGATGTTTGAGCCTGTACCAAGTTTTCGAGCCAAGCGAAAGGCTTTCAGTTTGGTGTCAGTCGAGTGCATCCCGTTGCCGGGCGTGTAATTTGGTTTGTAGACGGTGTAGGTGATGGTTTTCATCTCTTAATATCCTCATACAAAACACCGATTGCAAGATAAGCAATGGCTCCTAGTTGCTCTCGCTTACGAGCCTCCCCAGTCATTCCTTGACTTTCAGAGAGTTTCTTCGCTGCCTGTCCAAAGGCGAATCCAACACCATAAGTATCACATAAATCTTTCCACGGCTGATTGAGAAAATCTTTACCGTTCCCATGCCGCTCTTCGCCCTTCCCTTTGGAAACTTGGTTGATAACTTCATCGAAAACTTTTTGGAGTTGATGTGGTTCTGATTCTACCCATTTATCAAAATCAATTGCTATTTTATCATGATGTTCATCCAACCCTGTTTCTTTCAACATACCGTCAAGAACTTTTTTAGGCAAAGTTGCTTCAGAATAAGGTTTAGTATTTACCAACGGTGCATAACCGCCACGATCATCTGCGACTTCCGTAAGCCTGCCAACAGTTTTACCAGCGGCTATAGACTCTTCCATCTGCTGTTCTTCATATAGTGCTGCGTCTTCGATTCCGCCACCCATCTCAGTCTCCTTTAATTGCTTCATCAATAGCATCGCGTGGATCACTTTTCCACGACGACATCCACTTACCGTTTATGCTGACACGAAAGTCATCATGGATTTCATTCACGAGTGCTTTATTTTCAATCAACCAATTCAAACGGTCGGTATCAGATATTTTAGAAATGTTAAACATTAGTCGCCAGCCATTTCAGAAAAATAGTCGGCGAGATCACGGGCTGTTACTGAGTAGCCACAACCTGTCAAGAATTTTAAATATTCATCAGATAAATCAGTCCAAGTGTGACGATTCGAGATGATCATCTCTAATTTATCGTCGCCGCAGTATTGGATGAATTTTATGGTGTTTTCGGACATTTGTTACTCCTTGTTAAATTTGGTGGGTCACGCTGGAATCGAACCAATCCGTCTGACGGTTATGAGCCGCCTGCTTTCACCAAGTAAGCTAGTGACCCGTTGGCAGGCTCTGATGGACTCGAACCATCGACACTCGGATTAGAAATCCGATGCTCTATCCTCTGAGCTAAGAGGCTATACGTAGCAAACAATTTCTTCGATGAACGCGAACTTTGTAAGCGGAAATTTCGGCTTCTTAATCTGCTTCCAGTTTTCAGGATCACAACACGGTTCAAAACCTGTCGGCCCACCCATAGCAGGGCTATCTCTACCAAGGCATTTTCCATTACGCTCGTAAAGCACAATGTCCAATGTGCCGTCATCATACACAAAATTAATTCTACCAATTTGTGTATTACTTGCAACCCACTGTCCTCGATCAAATTTCATTGTTTACTCCCTGTTAAATTCGTTTAAGCTATTGCAGGCATCATGTAATATCATTAAGTCGCACATGTTTACACGTTGACAGCAGGGTTATGAATGCTAAGGGACTCTGCGGTCGTGCTGCACTGCCTTGTTGCCACCAGCTTATCGGCGGTTGCCCGTAGGCTAGAGGAGCGACCCCTTACTTAAAACTAATGCACCGTATTAACATTATGTGTATTCAGCATCGAATGGTCTTGAATCGTCGAGCACATCTCAAACAGTTCTTTGACGTTCACATCATCAATGCATTCTGCATATGATAGCAGACTATCGCATACGCTGGCAAGTCGTGCAGCGTTGACGGTGACTGTTAGGTCGTCAAGATTCTGTTCCTTGTCAATGAGTGTATCAAGCTCGTAGAGGATAGATACACTGAAGTCGATAGCGCGGCTGATGGCTGTCTCGGAGCTTAGCGGCTTGTATTCTCCGCATTCAGCACAGTCGCCGCAGCAAGCGTCCTTTTGATCGTTGCAAGTCATTATCACTCCTTAAAAATTTTGAAAAATGTGGCTGTGTTAAAAAGTATAGTTGCTATAACAAATCCATAAATGTCGTGACTTGCTGCCACGCATATCATTGAAGCTGTCAGGAAGAACGTTGAGTGTTTGATATTCACAGATTACCTCACAACATTCTTACGTTTACGGGCTTGCTCAAGGTCATAATTGGCAAGATGAGTCAAAATAGTTGTTGGCAGGTAGAACATTTGAATGATGAATGCGAAGAACAAAACCAGCAGCAGAACGGCGAAGGCTGGGATTAGCATTATTGACATGTAGATGTAGTTTCTCATTGGTTGTAAAAAATTCCGATAAAATCCATAAAGATTGCAACAGGTACTCCCACCACTATAAACAATAAGAATAGTGGTGTTTTCATTATAGTTAGATATAGACAATCTTTTTTAAATTCTTCAGAAAGCCTCCAAAAACAATAATGCAATGCAGTGTCTTCAAATTTCATTTTTATGTTCCTCCAAAAGTTTTTGTTGCAAGATGTCGTAGCCGTTAGTATGTCGTCCTTCTCGGTCGAAGAATATTTTAATCGCTTCCAAAAGTTCCTCAGCGTCGGAATCACTATCAGGTTGGCCTTTTATCTCGGCACGAAGTATATCAACTTCTGCTGGATCGGCTGGCTGCCAATGAGTTGCCGGAACGGATGGAATGTATCGGTAATTTACTACAAATACACAGCCACATATAGTTACTTCTGCTCCCTTTATGGTGATTGATTTGTTCATCTGCTTCTCCTCTATCAGTTACTACAAGATGTACGGAATAGTTACAGTGCCAACAAACTCTATTTTCAGCGAGTCTTTACCGTGGCGTTCACGAAATTCAGGTGGACACTTTTTATCCATAAACTCCCGAATTTGTTCTTCATTGTTGGCGAGCATTTCTTTAAATTCCCAACCCCAGTCTATTCCGCTAAACCATTCTACAAAATATTTGTTCATTTCCTTCTCCTCTAACAGTTATTTTAAACACACTCAAATCCAAATGCGTTTAAAAGCACCTACTCTTGCGAATGGATTCTTCAAGGTTGCCGACCTTGGTTACTATGTAGGTATAGCTTCAGATCGGAAGTCTATTAGATACTCTCTCAGTTGACGCAGCAAGTGCGAATTCCCTTTACCAGATTTCTCGCTAATTTACCCACCTACATATTCATCTAGCTGGTTTCACTTGAGTTGTTACATCACGTTAAGGTAATGCACGTTACTTGCTACCCGATATACGGACAAGTCCTTAATGAAGTGACAACCAACTCATTTTCACTAGACAGGCTATTTTCTTAAAGAGCGATTACTTCTACAACGTTAAAATATTATAGCAAAACTGGTTATGGATGTCAAATGTTATTTAAGGTTTCTACTTTTTGATGTTTCGGTATAACCATCCATTGTTCGTTCGTTACCCAAGTCCTATCACCACAATATCTACATTTTATATAGGCTATAGGAGACAAAGACATCTGTTTATTATCACGGAATAATGGTTGCCCATAATAGTCATAATTTGATGCTTCCCAATAATGATTACAATCTGTCATTTTATTTTGTCCTTGCTGTGTATGTGCGGCTTTTAGTAAATCGCGTATTGCTGCGCGAATTGGTTTGGCAAGAGGTTGGTCGAAATCGTCGGAAAAATTACCATAATCATAAGCTTCAAATAGTAACTGTGGAACATGCAAACGTTTAATAGCAAATAGGATTTGTTCATTATCAGGTTCACACCCCAATTCATTCGCAGTTTCCTTTAACACAACCCCTAATGTATTCTCAACCTCTGCTAGTTGTTTTCGCAGTTGTTCGATTTCTTGACTGTCTTTGAGTGTTGTCATTTTTTGACCGCTGCCTTTTTAGTTGGTAACAAGTAGAGCGGTACTGATGTTTCATCAGGGCATCCAACAGCTACAGAAAATGCTTGAGCAAAGGTTTCTTGTGATTGAAACTTTTCAAGATCGCTTGGGTACATATGAGCAACTGGTTCCAATTTCTTCATCCACTCAATATGCGATGCTTCTAACCATTCTGCGGATTGACCAGAATCGGCAAAATATGCGATAGCGGCTTTGTTGTGTAACTCTCTACCTAGTCCAGACCCAGTGCTGTGATCGGTGTATTCGATATGTTCCCGTAGAGATTCAATCAGCATTGCGTTCTTCCGTTGCAGGTACTCATTTTTCTGCATAAGTGATAAAATTGTGTCACCAGCACGAATTAGGATGCCGTGCGACTCCCCGCCCTCGTATCGTATTGCTGTGTCGTAACACTTTTTAGCTATATCACTCATATCAAATACTCCTCTCTAACTGTTAAAAACTCTTTAGTCTTTTCTTCTGCACTCAGGTAGAACCAATAGGCGCTTGTGACGTTCCACAAATTAATCGGAGGGAACGTGAAGTCCGGCCAACTGATATCAGTCGTCGCTGTCGTCATTTATATCACCTGTCAACAGTCTCACCTGTTCAGCGTGTTCGCACGGATAAGGCTTGGCGAATAGGTCGGCAAACACGCCTTCAGTAATCAGTCCAAATTTGAAGGTGTCTTCTTTAGGGGCTGTGACTTTCTTATAAATATTCATCGGCTGTCCTCCTCTTGGATTGGCTTCGGTGCGGTCGAACATCAGTAACCCTTTTAACGTTAACTTACGCAGTGACTTGTTGACAACCGATTTATGATCGCCTACCACATGGTAGAACATCGGTGCGGATATGTCGGCATCGTCTGGTAACGTGTTGACAATATCCATTATCTTTTGTTGGGTGGTGGCGTTTAGTTCTAGCATTTATTTAGATTTAAAAGTGTTTAGATTGATGAGAACTAGGAGCCCCCATAAACAATGCATTGAACCTGTAGTTATCGCTATCGTACCAACACATAATACGGCTACAATTATGGTCAGCATGTTTTCGTAAATTGATAGTTTGTATAGGTCTGGGTTCATTTTATTCTACTCCAAATTCTTCAAGTTCTGCGATCATTTGGTCAACTTTATCACGCATGGCTATATGTTCGGCTTCTTCAAGTTCTGTACTTACTTCTTTTAGAAGTTGCAGGGTGTTGCTCAGTATTAGTACTGTGTTTAATGCGTATTTAGGCATGTTTAATCCCCCTTTATCTGTAAAACAACGTCGTCAAGAACACTTACTGCAAAAGAGGCAGCACTATTTACGCGCCCCCTGTAAGTGTTTGCTGCTGAGACTTCTTCGGACTTTTTAGATACTATAGCAGCACAGTGAGTAATCGCTGCGTTCCACGCCATTTCAGCAGAGATAGCGTTACGATCTTGTTCAAATACGTTCTTGTCAAGCCAATCTTTATAGTGCATTTTCACTCTCCAAATTTAATTGATTGTGCCGGTTTGTTGTATTTGTCGTAGCTGTCTTGCATCTCATCAAGTCTATGCTGTTGATGCCTTATTTCAGAATCCAAATTCCATATCTCACTTTGCGTTTGTGCGTTGCCGCGCAGCAATTGTGCATGGGCAATCTCTTGCCTTATTCTTGATTGCGCATTTAAGTTATCGCACTGGTTCATGATATATTCACCTTTGGCTGCTTTAAGTATGTCGTTTACTTTTGGGATATTGAACTCTGGAATTGACTCTTTGCAGGCAGCTAAAAGTATCTCGACAGCTTCCAGCAGTGCATCATGGCTATTCCAAGTGAGTGCTAGGCGCTTGGCGTTGTCGATATGGTTTACACCGTCAACCGCAGGTGTGTTTGCAACAACAACATCACCAATGCATAACTGTACCGTTGCACCCATGTTGTAACCATTCAACTTTCCTTTAGTGTGCATGATATATTCTCCTCTTGTGTTAGTTATGCAATGCAAAACATCCAGCCATCTTTCTGCGCGCCAATTATTGCTTCTTCGAGTGTAGTTCCAAATCCAGACCAAAACCTTCCGCTCGGATACCATACTACTATTTGGTTTGGCGCTTCCTTAGTTCCTTTTCCAAGGTACATAAATGTGTGCCCGGTTGCATTGAAGTTTTGCACCTTGTAAAACTTTGAATATGATTTTACGTATTCCGCATCCTTTGGCAATTCAGAAGAATCGCAGCTTGAAACAAAAAATGTGTGTCCTGAAAATGTGGAATGTATGGTTTTCTTCATGATCTATTCTCCTCTTGTGTTAGTTAATCAACTTAAGAACACTCATTATACATGAACTGGAGAAATTTGCAAGCACTTTTTATTGTCGGAAATGGATTTCTAACTGTTTTCGGTGGTGGAGGAACTTTTTATAGTATTGATCTGCGCTTATCTTGGCTTTACCTGCTTTAAAAGTGCCAATCCCCACATTATAACTACGAATTGCGTTCTCAGAACTATCAAGTCTTTTGTAATACTGTCGAAGTAACCCTGTACCGGCTATCATGTTTTTGTCTAGGTCTTTGCTACCCCCTCGAACCTGCATAATACCGACGCTCGGTATCCCTTTTTCTGGGTTGATAGCATTGGTACGGTATGCACTTTCTACCCTAATCACAGCCAGTATATCTAAGTAGGTCGGAAAATCTGGATAAGCTAACTGTTTTGCAAGTTTTACGATACGCTTAGGAGGTGTAATAAAATTATCGACTGCACCCGCTTCGCAACTAACCAGTAACATCAAAAAACATGCAAATTTAAACATGTTAGCCCCTTTTAAAATGAGTTAACGAATGATAACCGAACTTGAAGATTTTGTCAAGCCTGTATTTGTTACAGTTAATGTAAAGCATTAACTTCCATCCGTGATTTTTTAGGATGCTATATAAAATTGCAATGTATTAAAATCAACAGCTTACGAATTATTTGCCGATATAGGCGACATTAGAAAGAAAATATCTTGTCGCCTATATCATGTTCGACACCTTCATGGTTGAGCAAACGGAGTTGGCGGTATCCAGTTACCATCGCACATCTTTCCAGATATTGCGGCTTCCCATGCTCGCTTAAAGCCAGCCTGAAACACCACGCGCCTATCTCTGTTGTCGATCTGTGGGCGTGCTGCAAAATACTCGTCCTCGGCAACTATGCAGTTGGCCTCCATTAGTGCATTGTCTCGTTCGTTCATTTCAATCCTTTCTTCGTAGAACGGGCGGTGTCGAACCCGTCAATCAACCCGGACTCCGCAAAAGCGCGGAGCCGGTTATTTCTGTTCGTTATGCCCCTCAATCCGATTCCGCGCAATCTCAAAGTATTTTTGGTCTTGCTCTATCCCGATAAAGTTGCGCCCTGTATTTAGGCAAGCTACGCCCGTCGTGCCGCTCCCCATCGTGTTGTCCAGCACAGTCTCACCCTCGTTCGTGTAGGTCTTGATGAGGTACTCGCACAGGGCTACAGGCTTCTGGGTGGGGTGGAGCTTGGCATTTTCTTTGGCGAATTCCACGATCTGCTTAGGATAGTTTGTGAATTCTTGGAAGTGTTCCGCTGAGTGCGATTTTCGCGCAGGTGCGTTATCCCTACCTAGATTCTTCGGGCGAGTTGTGTCCACCGTCTTGCCGTAGGGTATCAAACCTTGCGGGAAATAAGGCATGTTATTTTTAGACCCATTCGCTGTCATGCCATCACTGAAAACACAAATGGTTTCGTAGCTCTTTAGCGGCTTGAGTTTCGCGTTCACGAATCCGCTAGTGTTCTTTTTATCCCACACCCAATCATACTTAAATCCCGCCAAGTTGGATAAACGCATCACACTAGAAAAAGGTTCTTCACCGAACAACACTATCGCCCCGTTCTTCTTTATCAACCGTTTATATTGCTCCCACAGTGGCTCAAACGGAATTACCGTATCCCACTTGCACGCGGTCGTGCCGTATGGCAGGTCGCACAAGATCATATCTACCGATCCATCGGGTATCTGTGCCATCAAATCGAGGCAATCCCCCTGCCACAGCGTAAGGGGCATAACTTTACGGTCAAGCGGACTTGCCGCCTGCGTCGCTTCGCTCCTAGTCGTCAATCCGCTTACCTCCATCGTTAGGCCTACCATACATATAGTTTATGTGGCAGACTCCCTCATTAAATGTCATTGGTCGAGATGTGCTTTTTGTACCTTCTCGCAATTTCATCCACCCACCCCATGATTCAACATAAAATTGCCAATACCCATCCATCCATTTATACGGGTTCCTTGGCAGGCTTGTTATTATTTTTTCTTTATCGCCTAACCCTGCGTTGAACCCAGACCCGCCGATACGTGCTTCGTTTTTAGTTTTTTGGTTTTTCATAGTTCAAATCTCCGTTTCAAGTTTTCTAATCGGCGGGCTGGTTAACTGGTATGTTGGGCATCATCCACCCATACCTCCATCACCCATGCACTCACCATTGCATTCGCGGTCAAAGCAAACAGAGCAGGGCTCGCTATCGACTTCTTCTTCGCTGCTATCGTTTACAACCTCTTGGCAGTTTATTCCTCCGCAGCTTCCACATTGGGTATGGGTAAGCGCGACCATCGGGCCTCGCCAAGTTACATGTCCACCACATAAAGAGCAAATCATAGTACGTTCCTTTCTTCGTTAATCGTTATGCCCAACCCTGCGCTCAAGCGGGATCGCACAAAATCGTGCGACCCCTTAGCTTGATATGTTCGGCGTCTTGAGCATAGCCGCATCAATCGCCTCTTCTGCGGTTGAGAATCGCTTGCCGTCCAAATACCAGCAGCAATTTCCACCTTGATGTGGCATTCCATGTTCAAGAACGTGGCGGTATCGTTCAGAGTCAAGTTCAAGTGCCGCAGCTCGATCCGCATACCCATTGAGTGCGCTCCCGAAGTCTCCGCATTCGTGGTCTTGTTTTAATTGCTCGCTAAGTTTCATAGTGCTCTCCTGTCAATTAGCCGCCGAACCCTTCATTCAACCCGGACGCGCTGATGCGCGCCGGTTAATTCAAATGTTCGACCCCATCAATTTCCAATTGCGCATATTGAAAAATATATCCCTGCAACAAATTCAGCTACGCCTGTTACGAATATTGCTAAATTACGTTTTCTTATTCCTTGCCCGAAAGAATCACCTGAAAGGATAAGTCCAGCAATACCGATTGAAAAGTTAAATATCATCATCTTGAATCTCCGATTAAAATAGTGGTCGAACCCTTCATTCAACACGGACGCGCTGAAGCGCGCCGGTTAATTCAAAATGTTGGGCGGCAGCAATTGCCCGCATTCTTTACAACGCTTTGGCATCGGTGTGCTGTCGAGGAAAGCAACCCACCCGTGATTGAGGTTTTTCGTTAGGTTTGCGCGCTGCATCCACACCCATCCGATGAATTCCATGCTTGATTCTTCCAGCGGCCCGTTATATTTTGTGTGCCTTGCCAATCGCACAGGCCACCAACAAAATTTAGTTTTAAAGTTGCTCATGTGTGGTCTCCTTGTTCAAACGTTATGCCCAACCCGGCGTTGCAGCGAAGCGCGGCCATAAGTCCGGCGGGTGTTATTCTGTTATTTTTTAGAGCGCTCGCTGAACTCGAGGTTATGCGTCAAGCAGATCATCAATAAATGCTCTCGCGTCAGCTCCGGTAAATCCCACGAAATACTCCATCCCGTACTGCACCACCATGCACCACCGACGGTGCTCGTAACGTGATGCCGCTCTCCATGATTCCAAGCCAAAACCTCTGTATGTCGTGCTGTAGGCGCTCATATCTCTCTCCGTGATGCGTATTAAAGGCTTGCCGCGCCCACTTGCCTAAGCACGCATAGGTATTCCCAGTTTCTTTAATCTCTGCTTCAAAGAGTGGTTTAAGATTAAATGGCAATGCAATTAATATATCTTTTGCTAGTTTTATTTGCTTTTCGGTAAGCATGGTCCCTCCAAAATAAAGACGTATAACCCTACTTAAGAACACCCATTATACCAGAACTGTAAAAATCTGCAAGCACTTTCTCAACCTTGTGCGATTATGTGCTGCTGCAACTGTTCAATATATTCTTCATCGGTATCTGGGAGGGCTTCAGAGCCTGTCAGACTGGCTTTGAAGGTCTCCAGTAGATATGATAGTTCATTGAGTCGTGCGGCTTCCGCAGGGTCTCCAATTTCAGGAATTTCGTCGAGAATACGGGTGATCTCATAGTCTGCACGTGTTTTGGCTGTGTATCTGCCGCTGTTATCTATCCACGGGCGGTCATCTGGCGACTCCTTATAATAGTCTAGCAGTCCTTGGTAGAACGGCAGGGTCAGCAGGTCTAATGAACCTTGGGCGGCGGCTAACTTCTCTTCGGCGCGGCGGGATTTTTCGGAGGCTATTGCCGAGATTATAAAATTGCTGATATTTTTTATATCTGTCGTAACATTCTCGAATCTGCTTACAGACCATTTCAACACTTTGTCTTCAGGTTGTTTATACACGGCTGCAAAGAACGCTTTGATAGTCATCTGCTTATTTTGGTAAATAATTTGATCTGTCGAATAAACGTTCAGCATTTCCATCATGTCAGATACTGTTACGTAGCTGTTGACATACTCACCGTCTTTAATGTCTTCGCAGGCTTCAAGGAATAGCTGCACGTTTTCGGCACGTCTTGACTCATCTTTAAGTGTATCCTTATCTATGTTCTTGCAGTAGTACTCCCACAAGTCGAATCTTTTGTATATTGTCGGCAACACGCGCTCGACTTCACTGTTTAGGTAGTCTTCGGTGAACTGGTCATAGTCTTCTTCCTTTATATCTGATGGTATCAGTCCTTGCATTGTCACATAATCAATCTTTTTCTGCGCAGATGTTGCGTGTTCGCTTGTTCGACACGAATTAATCAGCAGTTCATAATAGTCTTGGTCTACACCGTCTTCCCCAGTCAAGGCTTTATATGTAGCTCGTGCTGCGGCTGTCTCCATATTAAACATTTGTGTTAACGTCTTACCATCGTAGTCCCTTGGCTGCGGGCGAGGCGGGAAATACTTGGCGGCAGTATCCTTGAACTTTTGTTTCTTTTCTGCAATGGTTAATGATTTCGTAGGTTGTGTTGTGGTGGGGGCTAATTGTTGGATGGTTACGCCGGTGTATAATTGCTGCATTGTTGGGAGTTTCGACACCTTCTTAGCTAATACCGCAAGTGATGCATCACTACCGTCACCCATTAGAAAGTCAATCAGGTGATCTTTATCTGCACAGTTGCACAGTGTCAGGAATTGCTTGAAGTTCTTTTTCTTATATATCCTGCGGAGGTCTAGTTTATCATAATCTATGGTTTCATAGGTTAGGGCAGGTTCTTGTGGTGCCGCAACTTTTTCAGGTTCTAATATCTCACAACATTGCTGCCGATACAACGCTAAACTACGCTCGACACCCGCCTGCCCATCAGGATGCTTTATGGTTAAACCTTTCGTAAAACGATTCATGACTTCATCTGAATGTGAATACTTAGTGTGTGTATGTTTAGCCATATCTGCACTTATCAACTGTTTCAATACAGGTATTAGATGTTTTGCATTATAGTAAGGCTTCGCCGCGAATAAACTATCTTTTTGAAACATCATCGGGTGGTGCGCAGGGATTATACCTTGCCTTGCAATTTCAGTATCTATAATACTTACAGGAAAACCAGAGAACTCATGAACCATTTGCACTGAGAATAAAATATCTTTAATGATGGTAAGTTTTATAATGTTGTAGGCGTTAATATCTGCAATCCTAGTTGGTGGAGTTCCGCGATACATTAAGTAGCTACGAAAGCCGTCTTTATCCCACGCAAACATAGCTGATTCTGTATAATAACTCCTCAACTTCAAAAAGTTAATATCATCTGAAAATTCAGAATTTAGTACGTTTTTTTCTTCTAATTTATAGCGCATTGATGCACTAATGTTGTTAAGTTTACAGAAATATTTCATAACTTTTTTACTCCAAAATTGAAAAATCGTGTCCAAGGTACAAGGAATCGTGTCCAAGGTACAAGGAATCGTGGCCGTTGTCAAGACATTTTTAGCGGTTAGTAAAGGAATTATGTCCGTCGAGATGGTAGTAATTCCTAATGTTTCGGACAAAAGTGTCGGTTGAGAGGCGATGAATTTCCATTAGACGGACATAATTTTGAGTGTTTTCATTATACTTTTGGACTTTTTCGTGTTTTCGGCACTATCCGAAAATGCTGGAAAATCGAAAAAATTTTAGAGGAATGATGCTGGTATTGGGATTGCAGGTTAGTGGTCGCATACTACGATGAAAATAAGTATAGAGCAAGTTTTTAAAATAATTTTCTCAGATTTGCAGAAAAATATTTTCTGGAACGAGGTTGTACTTATTTATGCATATTATGTATAATATATATAATAAGTACATAGGTAACACATTGATTTCATTGCAGTTTTATCGTAAGATGCTGCTGAAAATACATAATATGTGGCTACCTGAATCGCTGCAAGGTATGTAAATAAAGGCTTGCAGAGGTGCTTGCAGCCACAAAACTGTGTTATGATGTGTTTTTAGGAGGCACACATGCGTACTGTTTACAAGCTGAAAATGACACACAAATTTGCTAAAAAGCACTTCACCTATTTTCCGAAAGGTGGGGTTTTGAAACTACGTGCAGATATTTTAGAGACTCGTTTTATACAGAAAACTGCTGAGTGGTGGCAGGAGATGCCAGAGCCTGAAAAAGTTACAACGGTTGTAGCGATCAAAGGCTCACCAGTGGCATTTAAAGCTGATGGGAAGCTATGGGTGCAGCATAATGGTCTACGATGCCTTGCAACCGACTTCATAGGCTTCCTAAAGTATGGTTGCTGGTTCCGGTACGATCCGAAAGATGGTGATTATTGCAATTTACGATGGAGTAATCTTAGGAGGTCTTAGATTTTGAGTGTTTTCAGATAGTTGCAGCAGCCTTCTACACCAGATTCTACATAATACTTGAGTGTTTTGTTAAGTTTCGTTTGACATAAAATGTATTATTGTCACTAGAATCTACATACACTTTCCAAAGTAAGTTTATGATTCTTCTATGTTTTCTATAAATAATCTTAAAACGTTGACAATTATCAAGAAAATAAATCGCTAGACAGATTCAAATAATTTTGGTATAATATAAGGTTTGAAAACTATTTACTTGACAAACTAGAAAATTTTTGGTACAACCTAGCTGCCAAATAGTTATTTAGTCACATCCGTTATATGCTCATCGTCTGGTTTTAATACCGGATAACTGTTTGGCGACAGGTGAGCATATAACGGATGTTTTTGTTTAGGAGTAAGAAATGCAATTAGGAATAATTTATAAGTATACGTGTAATGAAACAGGAAAGTCGTACATTGGTCAAACTATAAACCCTGAAGCTAGAAACCAAAGTCATTACCATGACATTAAAGGTGGTACAACTACATTGTTTGCAAAAGCAGTTACAGAATATGGTTGGCGGAATTTTGAATATGAGATTTTATGGTGCGGAGATGCATTGAAGTTAGATATGATGGAGTGTGATTACATAGATAAATTTGACACATACCGAAATGGTTATAATTCTACACAAGGTAATAGATCAAAACCTAAAACATGTAAGGTTAAATGCAAACCTAGCAATAATATAGTTTTTAAAGATGGACTGCCGGAAAATTTGGATGATTATATAATGTCAATTGAGGCAGAAATATTAATTAAAGCCCTTAAATTATCTGGGGGAAATCAGACAAAAGCAGCAGATTTGCTAGGTATAACTTTTAGAGTGATAAGATACAAAATAGAAAAATATTCTTTGAGAGAACAAATAATTTAGGAAAAGAGAAATCATGTTTTCGATGTTTTGCGCCGGTCAGGAGGACTAGATCTCGCAATGTTTTCACTTACAGCCAAAAAGGGAATCATATAAACCATGTTTTCGTTTAGAATCAACAAGTTACGTTAAGTAATTACTAAGTTACAACAAACTAAACAACTGACAAATATCAATATAATAGTTGAGTATAAAGTGTGGCTTCTTTTGGGAACTAAAAAGCCCAAAATTGTCACATTACAAATATAATAAAATCAATGATTTAATAAATTTACGCTATTTCCGACACTTTCCAGCCAGTAAATAACCATACTAAACCAGTCAACAATCATTATACAAACTACTAATTATTATACACTTTATAAAATAGTTTCTGGAATTGTATAATGTGGCATGACCTTTGCATATATCCTTGGCATAAATAAAGTTTGACACAGTTATAAAATAGGCTTTATTATTCGGGTTCGTTAATTACTTAATAGGAGTTTTAAAATGGCAAAAATTAATTTTGAAGTATGCGGCGCAGATGTAGAGTATGAGCTGCACGATTTAGGCAAGCGCGAAGAATTGCGGATCAATGGCGAATCTATAATAGATTGCTGGGGTGATGTAGGTGCATGGGGCGCAGATTATCACATGGCGGTAGCGGGCTTGCATGGCGCTGCAAAAGAATCAGCAACATATAAATATTTGCGTACCCGCGCGGAACAATTGATTATCCAAGAAATATTTAGTTTGCGTGAGATGGTGAAGGAGTTACAATGATACATATAATAGACACCCTCGCCACCGAACACGAAACACTAGCCAAAATCACTGCACATCTAGCCAATGGTGAAGACAATCAAGCCAAGGCCGAACTATCTGAAATGGTATGGAGACTTGCAGGGATTGCGGATAGTTTACAAACTCAATTTATTTGTACAGTCAGAAGCAAGTCTGGAGCGCTTTATGATTATTACAAAGGCTATGAGTGGCATAATTTAGTACCTCATGACTCCCCTGCACCGACAAGCGGCTATGTTAAACCGGAATATATTTTTAGTATTAAAGGTTGCGAAATCAACAACTTAAAAAATAATTAAAAATAGTTGAAAAAAGAGTTGACACACTTTCGAAAATAGCCGAAGATGCGGCTTCTAACAACAAACAAAGAGGAGTAACAAAATGAAATTCGACTTCGCAGCGTTTAAAAAATTTGCTGAATGTGGTTTGACACTGGCACGCAGCTTGGCTATTGCGAACGGTATCTCACCGGCACAAGCTGATTTATGGGTGTTGAAAGTGAGCGCAAAATGATTGAGCTTTTTACAATCTGCGCATTTTTCGGCATACTGGCGACAATCGCCGCTTTGAAAGGAGAGTTATAAAATGCTTAACACCTTACATAAAACATTCAACCGGCAAGCTGAATACATCGGGACCGGGAACGTTTACGGCACTTGTCAAGTATCAAACTATATCCGCGCTGCGAATACTCTTGACTGTAACGGCATGACAAACAAGCCGGGCAAGTTGCAGGATTTTGACATTTCACTTTTTCGCAGATTGCCCCAAAACGTGGAAAGACTGGCGCGCAAAGTTGCAGACGATGCAGGGCAGGCGATATTGTATAAAATCCGGCACTGGCGCGGCAAGGTTGAAATTGTAGACGGCTGGATTATCACGGAGGGGCATAAAACCGGATATAAACTTCATCATATCGTCAAGGGACACCGGGCAACTTACAAACAGCGCGATATTTTGCAGGTAGTGGCAAAGGAGCTTACAAAATGAGCCGCGATAATTTTTATATCTGTACTGACCGCGATAATAAAAGGCTGCACCTAACCCGCAGCAAGCCTTCAGTTTTGTGCAGCTACTGGATAGAATACCGCGACAATAAGCCATTGCGCGGTCATCTGCACCCCGAAGAGGTGCAGATTTACGATTATTCAGTGCAGGAGTTTTTCGCAGTACATGACGGCTCCATCAGTTTGACCGGGCACGCAATGCCTAAAATTCAGAATTTTCAATTCATATAATTCAAGAGGAGAATAAAACCATGAAACATGCCATTAGAAACAGCTCAAGAATAAGCCGCAGGGCCGTCCGCAAGGCGCAAAGTGTCTTTTTGCAAGGTATCCTATACCCGGCACTCGAAGAGGCGCGGCAAGCGTTCGCAAAGGTTGAGCGGGTGCCGTATATGCCGGAGGTTGAGGAGGCCGGGATTAGCTGGTCAATTGATGAAAATTACGCTGAGATGTGGGAAGGACGCTAAAATGAGCATACGCTCGGATTATGATGATGCACTAGACAGCTTCGTTAACGGCCAAAAACGGCAATTTGTCAAACAGTTTGACGAATTAGAGTCAAAATCAGATTTTATTGACTACATTTGCGATTTAGGGCGCGCAGATGAAGTTCTGGAAATGTTGAAGAGTTACTTTAACATTAAAGCCCGTTAATCAATAACTTACAAAAGAGGATAAAATATCATGACTAAACGCGAACAGCAGGAAAAACAATGGATGATCGAAGCATTGCAGCGCATCGGCATAGCCCTTGAAGATATACAACAATTGCGCCGCATATCAATGACATTGCGCCGCTGGTTCGAGCTTGAATGCGGAACCGGAACCGATACAGTATCGGAAAGCGTAGAGCGCGACGAAACAACAGACAAGCCATATCGCCGCGTACAGTACATGAGCCGCTCAGGATGGATAGATAAGCGCTACCCTATAGCCGACCGGGAAAAGGGCGCTATGAAGCGTTTAGAGGTATTCCGGGCTAAGTATTCAAGCATTATCTTTTATGTACAAGGTGACCCGCGTGGCTGCGCATTGTATGCGCTAACATCCGACAAGGTGCCAGCTGGCGAGGATGTAGGCGCGGTTTATAATCGTGGCATTGCGATTTATTAAGGGGCATAACATGCTGATAAATATCAGATTCTTCAAATACGATACTGAGTCAGACAATATTGATATTGTAGAGTGCGATGAATCAAACTTTCTGGATCTGGTTGGGCAAGGCTTCAAGATCGAATATGAGCGTAACACAGTACGCGAGAATGGTTGCGCTCAGGTATGCTTAACCGTTGATAACTTGGGGGATTGTTAAAATGATAATCACACTACCAGCACGATGGTCCAGCGCAATCATTAACTTTGACTATTCCGGTTTAGACAAAGAAGAGTGCGCAAAGCTCAACAATACTTTAGCAAACAATGGCTTATCGTTTACCGATTGCCTACACGTTAGCGAAGAGTTTTACGCACAGTTTGACGGGCTAGGCGACACTGTGGCCGATTATACTTTTGCGAGAGGTTGTTAATTATGAAAATATCAGAACGTTACGGCACAGTCTTACGCCTTTACGATAACGGCGGCAAGTCTTTTGACCGCTACACAATCATACCGCCACGATGGGCAAAGCAATATAGAGAACGTAGCAGGTTATTTGAGGCTATCGGGGCCAGTAAGTATCCATATAGTCCGCAAGGCTTCGGAATGCACGTATCAGCAATGCCGGGCGCGCACCTTGGCAAGCGTATCAAGTGGCAAGACTTGCCCGAAGATGTGCAACGGTTTGCAAGCCAATCATTCCCGGAGTATTCACCATGTCAATTGTGATAGCCATATTGCTGATTCTTTTACGTCGTCGTATCGGTTTTAAATAATTTTGGAGGGATCAAAAAATGCGGCCATTTTTCAATATGCAATTTTTAGCTGGTGTACTTTTTGGTATCGGTTTATTTTTAATAGTTTTAAGCATTATTTTGTAGAGACACATTAACTTTTGGAGGATCGAAAAATGTATAAGAATAAGAAAGAAGAATTTATTGTCAATTTTTGTAATGCGATGCGCGATGAGGCTCTTAAAAAAGTAGATTTAATGCCTGATAATTGGGACGGGCACGAACTACGGACATATCTCGCTGATAAGTTTGCGTTTGAGACATCATCACAGATGCAAAGCGGAAAGTCCTCACGCATGAGGGAATACAGGAGAGTTATTGCAAATACCCCGTTATAACCCCTAACCTTCCCCAACCCTCCGCCGCCCTTCGGGGCGGTTTTTATTGTCCGCTAGTTATTCATAACTCATTGATTAATAAGGGGTATATAGCCCCCTTATTATACAGATTCACCCGTGGATACTAGCACGGAAATCTCGAAGACTTGGATAACAGTATCTTTTTTAAGACACTCCTTGACTCTCCACCACAACTCAAGTATAATAGTCAGACTTAAAGGAGAATTAACATGCGTGGAAAATACAGCCCGACAGTTTCAGGATGGTACTCCGATGACCAGAAATGGTGGCGAAACAATTGCGTCAAAGCTGAACACTATCAGGAATTTGATAAAGACGGTTATGATTCTTATGGATACGATAAAAACAATATAGATCGTGCGGGGGTTCACGAAAACGATTATGCGTTAAATGAAGAACTGTTTGAGAATGTTTGGAGTGAGTGGTGGAGCAAGCCTATGCCGAAAATAAATTATTAAACAACCCTTGACACTATCCCATTTGTGAGAGTATAATGTGTTAAATTTTGAAAGGAGTAAAATGTCTAATAC